AGCAAACATGTTGAAGTTCCCTACATTCCAAGAAAAATTGACAGACTGCCTGCAGACTTAAATAAATTAAAAAAGTAAATGGGAAAATTATTAGTAAAGTTTGGATACTGGATTCAGAAAAGTTGGTGTAAACTATTATGCAAATGGAACTGGTTAGTATCAAAATTAGTAGTTAATGTAAACGACTGCCCAGTGGCAGAATGTATTTGTAAAAAATAAAGAAATGAAATTAAATCAAAAGTCCCGAGGTTTGGGAGACACAATAGAAAAATTTACCACGGCTACTGGTATTAAAAATGTAGTCACTAAGGTCACAAAAGCTGCAGGAGTAAACGATTGCGGTTGTGGTCAACGTAGGGACACTCTTAATAGAGTTTTTCCTTACAAAAAGTAAAGAGATTTTTAACCCTCTAAAGTAAAAAAAATGGCATATCCTAAAATAACAGTAAACACCAGTAAAGTACTGGCTGTAGTCGCAAGCGACACAATACCAATTCCCTCACCAAACGCAGTACCATTATCAGGAACAACTACCGCAACAACAACTAATAAGCTTGTTGATGTAGGTGCAGATTTTTCTAATGTTGTAGTTGGTGATATTGTATATAATACAACTGATAATACAGTAGCTACTGTGTCATCGGTTGAAACATCAACTATATTAGTATTAAGTGCTGATATATTTACATCACCTGAAGACTATATAGTATTTCAAGCAGGACCAATATTTGAACAAAGAATAGATTCATCATCTGGATGTCTATTGTATGTTGGTAGTAACGAAGGAACTATGGATGTTGCAAAATCATACGTAGATGTAAAAGTAAAAACAGTTAATGGTGATGATATAGTATTTAGTAATTTTCCTGTAGGTGAATATCTTCCTGTACAAATAACTAATTTATTTAGTACTGGCACAGATGCAGCTGCAAGATTTAACTCGGTAGCTATTTGGTAAAATGAAAAACAAACTAAAAGCAATTTCAGCTGAACTTAAAAAAGCATCAAAGACACATGCTGGTCAAGCGGCTAAGATTGATAAATTAATAAAACCTAAAATGAGCAAACTACATAAAAGCACAAGAAAAAGCATGAGACCAAAGATGGTTATGAAACCTATGCTCTCAATGAAAAAACCTAAAAAGGGTGATGGAAAATTTGGTAAAGTAGCTGGTAAAGTTGGAGGCATATTAGGTCTTGCTGGTCAAGCTTTAGGAATAGTAAACCAAGTAAAACAACTAAAACAAAAAACTCCAAAAGATAAAAAACCTGATACAGCTAAAGTAGCAGGAAGAGTTACAAAGCCTTATCTGTCTTCAAAGAAAAAAGCTATCTCAAGAAAAAAGAAAATGATTGACAATGCTTTTAATGAAATAATGACTGGTCAAAGAACAGGAAAAAAAGCAGTTAGAGCTTTAAAAGATATAGCAAGAAAGAAAAGAGCAATCAAAAGAAAAAAATCTAAATTAAAATAAAATGGAATATACTCAAACAAATACAGCGGGAAATAATATAACTTTTAATTATATATATGTAGAGAAATGAGCCAAGACAAAAACTTATCGCCTGAAAGTAAATTTACTTTATCATTAAAAGAAATGGTAGCTATGGCTATAGGTTTCGCTTCACTCGTAGGCATGTATTATACTTTACAAGCTCAAATAACTACAGCAATGGAACTGCCCAAACCAGAGGTCAGTAAAATTGAATTTCAATATAAGGACGAATTGGTGAGAAGCACCATAGATAATATTCAATCTGATGTGACAAACATCAAAGATGATGTAAATGAAATCAAAGAGTCTTTAGCTAAAATGGATGAAAGGCTCTACGAAATAAGTAGAAAAAAATGAGACTATGTATAGTATTAATGTTATTTCCTATGTTGATTTTTTCTCAAGACTTCAAAGAGGAAATATCAGTAGTACAATTTAGTGCTCCATTTACAAAGGATTCAGAGATTTCGCTGAAGCCGTTTAAACAACACAACACTTATACATTTAATATAACGGAAAAACAAAAAGTATTTGATAATGAAAAAATCAAATACCTTCCTACTATAATACTTTATCACAATGGTGATGAAGTTATTAGAGTGGAGAGTGGTATCTCTTTAAAATTACCAGAAAATACAATCGAATTAATTGAAGAAAAAATTGATGAAATTATAGAAAGTAAATTTTGATATGAATAGAAAAAAAACCACAGAAAGTTTTACAACAAAAGCATTATTATTTTTAGTAGTGTTTTTTATGATTATGTTATTTGGTTCAGCTTTGACAGCTCAAGTAATTGATACAGATAAAAAGATTGAAAACAAAATAGTAAAGAAGTATAAAGCAAAAAAGTTTTTTGATAATTTATACAAAGATATTTTTAAATATGCAACGGTATATGTTGCTGGCGACATAGGCAACGCCTATGAAACTCCATATCCTGACTACTTCATTAGGACAGACCCTGACAATTTATATGCTATACCAAGAGTAGAAGACCAAACTATTTATCATCCTTTTGATTATAGACTTGGTTTTGGTGTGCGTAAACTGGCACGATTTGATTATGAAGTAAAAGGTAAAAACTATTATGATGGTACTGAGAATAATAAAGCTTTGTCTGCACCCACAGCTGCAGTTCAAGGTTTTGAATATTTATTTCATTGGGAAAAAGAAAGACAAAGGTCTGATGAATTTACAAATTCCAGATATTTTCTAAGACATACAGGAGATTATCATATAGTTAAGGTAGAGCAAAGAGAAGTTGGTAATATAGATTTTAAATATCAAAGTGCTGAAGTTAGAGCTCGACTACCTATCGGTAAAAAATTTAGCATTAGTGCGGGTGTAATAGCAAGAACTCATCAAAAAGCTTTTGGATATAACCCAATAGAATTATGGTTAAATGAAGTTGATGAAGATGGTAATGCAGCAAACCCATGGTACACTTTGGGATTCGAATATGGGTATGATGATTGGTATTATGCTTCAACTGATGAAAATGGAAATTCATTTTATGATTGGTACTGGACAAATCCACAAGGCGATATAGTTGCCTGGACTGACAGACAATTTAGAGACCTAATATTTGGTCAGCTTATGAATGATTTTAATCAAGAAAGATGGGCAGAGCTTGACGCCTTTGCTGAGTACGCACCTATCGTTGGTTTTGATTTCTATCATTACAAGTCTAAGTTCTGGCTTCACACTTATGCAAATTGGATTTTACCTTACCATAAATACTTTAAGGGTAATGTCGACTTCAGCTACTTACATCGCGATAGTTGGGGGCTCGGGGGCCACAACAATTTACTGAAAGGTAAACAGTGGAGCGATTATCAAGGTGGGTTGATAGTCGGTTGGAAAATTTCAAAAACACTTGGAATATTTGTAGAAGCTGAATACACAAAGTTTTGGGATTCAGAAATATATAATAGTAGTGTAGGATTAAATGTTAGATTATGAGTAAAATCAGTGAAAACATTACATACAAAGAAGCTATACATTCTAATACAGCAAAAAGACTTGGTATAGATAACGAACCAAGTCATGAACAGATAGCTAATATGATGACAATAGCTGAAATGGTTTTTCAACCATTAAGAAGTTGGGTTGGTGGTCCAATAAAAATTACCTCTTTTTTTAGGTCACCTGCTTTGAATAAAGCTATAGGTGGTGCTACAAAAAATGGCAAACCTACCTCACAGCATTGTTCTGGACAAGCGATGGATATTGATGATGTTTATGGATACAAGTCAAATGCAGAAATGTTTGGATATATAAAAGACAACTTAGATTTCGACCAATTAATTTGGGAGTTTGGAAATGATGAGAATCCATCCTGGATTCATGTTTCTTATGTAGATGCACAAGAAAACAGAAATAGATGTTTGCAAGCATATAAAGAAAATGGTAAAACAAAATATAAAGTAATATGAAAGATATATTAGCTAAAATATTTGGAGGTGCAGCTGGAGGTGTAGCAGAAAAACTAACCTCAGTGGTAGATAAATTTGTCAGAACAAAAGATGAAAAGGCAGCATTTGAAAAAGAAATGACACAGATATTTATAGATGCCGAAGCAGCTCAACAAAAAAACGTGACAGAAAGATGGAAAGCCGACATGGCTTCAGATAATAAATTATCAAAATCAGTAAGACCTTTGAGTTTAATTTTTGTATTGGTCAGTACAGTTGTGCTTATCTTTATTGACTCAGGATTTATTAACTTTGCAGTTGATGATAAATGGAAGGATTTGCTTCAGCTTCTTCTAATTACGATTGTAGCAGCTTATTTCGGTGGAAGGTCCTACGAAAAAGGTAAATCAATAAAATAAATAAATGGCAAGAATATCCACATACGTAAAAGATACCAATGTAGTTGGTGCTGATAAATGGATTGGTTCTGATTCTCAGAATAACTTTCAAACTAAAAACTTTACAGCCCAAGACGTAGCTAATTTTATAAATAAAACTGCAGCTGAGTCACAGCTTTTTAGATATCAGTATGACATGATAAACCCTACAACTGTCCCAAGACCTGACATGTCAATTACATTTACAAACGGTGGAGCTTTCAATGTACCATTTAATGGCATTAGTACTTTTGTACTAAGTGCTTATGCAGAAAACCAAGGTGGGTTACTTATAGATGTATCAACATGGTATACCTCACCACTGACTGGTTCTGATGTTTTAATAACTCAATGTGATGATATAACTAACTGGGCTATATATAAATGGGACAGCTCAGCTCTAAAATCTGGAACCTTCTATGATATCAATTTGACATACATTGCAGGCAATGGGGGCTTAACAGACAAAAAAGATTATTTTATATCTTTGCTACAATATGTAGGGAGTAGTGGAGACAAGAATGAAGTGAGTGCACTTTTAACAGGAAACTCCAGTTATATAGTAACTCACAGTTTAAACAAGTTCCCTTCAGTGAGTGTTACTTTGGTAGATGGGTCAAATAACCCGACAGAAGAAGTAGAGTGTAAGGTAACTTATATAGATGTAGATAGAGTGCAATTAGACTTTACAAGTAATTTCACTGGCAAAGCAGTATTTAATTGAAAAAAAATTTATAAAAAATGGCAATAAGATTTTTAAAAGAAGTATTTATAGACGGAACGCTACAGCTGACCGTAAATGCAGATGATGCAACATATACAGGTTTAGTAACCGTTGATGGCGGTGTTTTAAAGTATAGAACAAAAGCACAAGTAAGAAGTGATATAGGAGCTGGAACAATGAGCTCTTTTACTTTAGCTGGTTCATCAGGTAGTAGTTCAACTATTTCCGATGGAAGTACTGCAACAATTATTGCAGGTTCTGGTATAACTACGGTTGGTAATGGCTCAGGAGGAGTTACAATTACAGCAACTGCAAGTGGTTATTCGGGTTGGACTCTTGCTGGAGACTCAGGTTCGTCACAAGATATAGCTTCTGGTAACACAGCTACGATTGCTGGTGGAGATATAATTAGTACAGTAGCCAGTGCAACAGATACTTTAACTGTTAATCACGATGCCGTTTCAAGAACTGACACTACAAGTTCAGCTTCTCCTGGTTATGGAGGAACAGTTGATGTAGTAAATACTGTAACAAGTACTTCTGAAGGACACATTACTGCAGTAGATATTCAAACAATTACTTTCCCAGCTGCAGAAAATTATTCTTGGACACTATCAGCAGACAGTGGTTCAAGTCAAACTATAGCAAGTGGTAATACGGTTGATATAGCAGGTGGTACTGCAATTTCAACAGTAGCAGGAGCTACAGATACGGTTACCATAAATCTTGATAACACATCAGTAACTGCAGGTTCATATACTTCAGCAGATATTACAGTTGATGCTCAAGGTAGAATTACCGCAGCATCTAACGGTGGTGCAGGAACAATGAGTTCTTGGATTTTAAGTGGAGACAGTGGAAGTAATCAAACAATTACAAATGGTAATACAGTAGATATTGCTGGTGGCACAGGTATTTCAACCGCAGCTTCAGCAACAGACACGTTAACTGTAACAAACACATTACCATTTAATAGTATAACATTAGCCGCATCAAGTGGTAGTAATTCAACAATTTCAAATACTGGTACAATCACTATTGCAGCAGGAGCAAACATATCCACAACAAATAATGGTAGTGGAACAGTAACCGTAGCTTATACAGGCGGTACAGGTACGATGTCAAGCTGGACATTATCTGATGGTTCAAATACTCAATCTATTACAAACGGTAATACTGTTACAGTAAGTGGTGGTGTGGGTGTTGATTCAACAGTTTCAGCAACAGACGCTCTTGAAATATCTTTAGACTTCAATGCGATATCAACGATTACATCAGCAGCTGGTACAAACGAGCTGCTTATAAATGCTTCGGGTAACAAAAAGATTGATATAGATGATATTCATCTACAACAATTTGGTGCTGCAGAAGGAGATGTAAACTTTGGAACAAATAAATTATTAAATGTAAAGACAGGTACAGCATCTTCTGATGGTGTAAACTTAGGACAAGTACAATCACTTGTTGCTGGAGTTGGTGTATTCCAAGGTGGATATAACGCAAGTACAAACTCTCCTGCATTAACTGGAGGAAGTAACGTAGCCCTAACACAAGGTGACTTCTTTGCAGTAACAGTTGCAGGTTCGTTCTTTACAGACAATGTAGAGCCTGGTGATTTAATATTTGCAAACTCAAATATATCAGCGAGTTCTTCACCGTCTCTATCAGACTATACAGTTGTAATAGCAGACGAAAACATTGCGGGAGCAGGAGCGACAGACGGAGCAACAGAAAAAGGTGTTGCTGGTTTTGATAGTGCAAACTTTGGAGTAACTGCTAACGGATTCGTAACATTAGATAATACAGGAGTTTCTGCAGGTTCTTATGGTGGAGCAAGTAAATCACTTTCTGCTACGGTAACTGCAAAAGGTTTATTATCTTCGCTTAGTGAACAAGCTATTGCGATTACAGCTTCTCAGGTAACTGATTTCTGTAATGCAGTAAGCACATGTATAGCAGCAAATGAGCAATACAGTGTAAGTATAGGAGATGGGAATGCAACTTCTTACGCAGTAACACATAACTTAGGAACAAGAGATGTAATGGTGCAGCTCTATGACAATAGTTCGTATGATACAGTGTATGCAGAAGTGGCGAGAAATTCAACATCTCAAGTAACAATTAGTTTTACAACCGCACCTTCAACGAATGATATAAGAGTATTGATTACGAAGGTGTCTTAAATATAATTTAAAATGCCGATTCGATTTTTATCAGACCAGTCGATTGACAATCAATTAACGATTCAAGGTGGAGCAGGTTCTGACCCTTTATTAAGACTTTTCAATACAAGTAATGGAAGTGGGGCTCAGATACAATTTTCTGACCAAACTTCTCAATTACAGTTTGGTGAACTCACCTTTTTCCATAGTGATGGTATGTCTTATGGAAGTGGAGCTGCTTTTGTGTTATCTTCAGCTCAAGGACTTTCTGTTCTTGCAGATGGTAAATTACTTTTTAAAGATGGGTTACTTCTAAAACCATCATCTGGAACTGGTGCGGGTACTCAATTAATTTCATCCGCTGGTGCATATAATATCCCTTCGATAGTAAATGCTGGCACTGATACTGACCAATTCTTGGTTAGAGATTCATCAGGTAATGTAGATTTTAGAACTGGTACACAAGTTAGAAGTGATATTGGTGCAGGAACAGGCACAATGTCTTCTTGGACTATAACTGCTGATAATGGTATTACTCATGGTGTTACGAACAGTGCAGTTGTAGATATTGCAGGAGGAACGAACATATCAACATCACAATCGAGTGGTACAGTAACAATTACTAACGGTATCACTAATAATAATCAACTTACAAACGGAGCAGGATATATAACATCCGCTTCATTACCAACAGTAAATAATGGCACGCTTACCATGAGCACAAGTACAGGGCTTGATGGAAGTGCATCATTTACAGCTAATCAATCAGGTAACTCAACATTTGCGGTTTCATTAGATTTAACTGAAATAAGTTTAGGAGCTGGTTTAGATTCTACTGCAACTGGTTTAAGTTTAGATTTTTCTGAATTTACTGCTTCTTCAACTATGGTAGCCAGTGATGAGTTTATAATATTAGATGCAGCTCTTGAAAGAAAGATTGAAGCTTCGGATATTGGGCTTAGTATATTTAATAATGATGCTGGTTTTATTACATCAGGTTCTTTACCAACAGTAAATAACAGTACGATTACAGTTAGCCCTGGAACAGGAATAAGTGGAGGAGGCTCATTTACTTTAAATCAAGGAAGTAATGCGACTATAACAATTACTAATAGTTCACCAGATACTGGAACACCTGCTATTTTATCAAACGGTTCAACACCAAGTTTAAACAGCGGCATAACTGCAGCTGAAGTAAGAAGTTTAATTGGTGCTGGTACGGGCTCAGGCTCTATGTCAAGTTGGATTTTAACAGCAGATAGTGGAGGAAGTGAAACAGTTACGAACGGAGAAACTGTAGACATAGCAGGAGGAACTAATATTACAACAGCACGTAGTGGTTCAACCGTTACTATAACTAATGGTATTACAAACAATAATCAGCTTACTAACGGTGCTGGATATATTACCTCAGCTTCATTACCAAGTGTAGGTAATGGAACGCTTACTGTCCAAGGAGGTACAGGTTTAGGCGGTTCAGGAACATTTACTGCAAATCAATCAGGTAATACAACAATTACACTTACAAATTCGGATAAAGGTTCGAGTCAAAATATATATAAAAACTTTACTGCTGATAGTGGTGGTACTGCAACAGCTAATAGTAATAATGATACTATAGATATAGCAGGGGGAACTAATATTTCTACAGCACGTTCGGGAGATACTATTACAATAACGAATGGTATAACAAATAATAACCAGTTAACAAATGGTGCAGGATACATAACATCTTCGTCTATACCGAGTGTTGGTAATGGAACGATTACCTTGGTAGCTGGAACTGGATTAACAGGAGGTGGCACATTTACCACCAATCAAAGTGGTAATACTTCAATAACATTTAACGCTTCAGGTAGTGGAACAATGAGTAACTGGAAGCTTACAGCTGATTCTGGAGGCACAGCTACAATAGATAATGGTGAAACAGTTGATATAATTGGAGGCACAAACATAACCACAGCTCGTTCTGGAAACAACGTAACTATAACTAATGGTCTTGTAAATAACAGTCAGCTTTCTAATACTGCAGGATATATTACAGGTTCAACTGTATTTTCAGCTGGCGGTGGAGATGTTACGGGTAGTGCACAGTTAAACCAATCAGTAGTTTTAACTTTAGGTACTTCTGGAGTAACGGCTGGCTCATACACAAATGCAAACATAACAGTAGATGCAAAAGGTAGAGTGACAGCAGCTGCGAATGGTTCCTCTGGTTCAAGCGGTACTGTTACAAGTGTTGCTACAGGTAATGGATTAACTGGTGGAACAATTACTACTTCTGGAACCTTGAGCATGTCAGGTTCTTATACAGGAAACTTTACTTTAAGTTCAAGCACTCTTACTGTAACAAATAGTGGAGTTGCTGCAATAGAAGTTGGTGGTACAACAGGAGCATTGCTTGATTTAAAAAGACCGTCTTCTGATGATTATGATTTAAGAGTTTTTACTAACGGTACAGGAACAAACGAAATAACAACAGCTTCAGGTAATTTACAGATAAACACAAGTAACTCTGCAGCATTATCAATAAATACTTCTCAGATAAATGTTTCTGGTGGTAAAGTTGCCCTTGAAGGAGTTTCAAGTTTAGATAATGATGGTGGTACACATTTAAAAATAGGTGATTTAGATGAGTCAGATGAATATCAAGAAATCTCATTAATGACAATGGCAGCCACTAATATTAAATTAGAGGACCAAACCATAAGATTACAATCCAATGATGTTACATTTAATTCGACTTCAGTACAAGATATTAATTACGGAAGAAACGTAAGAAATTTTTTACCTGGGGATATGTCGGGTTCAGGGTACCAAGGTGACGTCATAAATTTTCCTTCTCAGAGCACAACAGCAGGCTCATTATATTATAAAACTACTACAGGCTGGGCTTTAGCTGATGCTGATTCTTCTACAACTACATATTTATTAGCTATAGCATCGGGAACTAATGCTACAAGCGGTATGTTATTAAGAGGATTCTTTTATAAAGCCTCTCATGGTTTTACGGTAGGTAGACCTTTATACGTTAGCACATCAGCTGGTAATTTATCGTCATCCGCACCCACTGGGACAAGTGATTATGCAAGAGTTGTTGGTTATGCAACAAGTAGTGATACAATATATTTTAATCCTGACAACACATGGGTGAGAGTTTCATAGATAAAGAATTAATATTTGAAGAAGATAAAATTTATTTTTTAGATTCATCAGGAAAGCAAAAGCATGTAATGATGTCTTGGGAAGATTCGTTAATGAAAAAGCATGCGGATTACATTTGTCAAAATGGTGGAGATATATTAGAGTTAGGTTTTGGCATGGGTATCGCAGCTGATTATATACAAGCAAATAATCCAGCAAGTCATACCATAGTTGAAAATCATCCACAGGTAATTGAAAAAGCAAAGGCTTGGGCAGTAGGAAAACCAAATGTAACTATTGTAGAGGGGGATTGGTTTAATAAATTATCTGAACTATCTACATACGATGGTATTTTTGCAGATACTTACGGTGATGAACATGTAAATGATTTTGCAGAACATTTGCCAAGTTTAGTTAAGGAAAATGGCTTAGCAACATGGTGGAATAATTCTTATACAGAAAGTACAATTATAGATATAGAGGGTGTAGAGTTTGACACTATAGATGTTACACCTACAGAAAACTCTTACTTTAATAACGACAAATATTATTTACCTAAAAAACAATTTTAATGGCAACTACTAATGTTACAGCTGGATTACAAGGAACTGTAGGTATTTTCGGATTCAATATAGCAAACTTTTCTGCAATTAGAAATGCTTCTTCAGGTTCTTTTGCTCAAACATTTAGTAGTCAATCTGACCAAGGTTCTGCTATTACAGTTTCTTTTGAGTCTGCACGTTTTGGAAACTCTGGAGAGATAAGTAGAGCGTTTGTGTTTTTTGATTTAGATTCAATTTCAACCACTATTACGGCTTTAAGTTTGCAAGTTACAGGTGTAAGTAATAGTTCAAGTTCTGTAATACCTGTAAAAGCTTCAGCTTGGGGTGGAAATGGTAGTACAACTTCTTTAAACAATGCTTCTTTTAATGATTTATCTTTTTCGAATACATACGCGAGTTCTATTTCCAACTGGAACTCAAGTGGGCAAAACAGCTTTACTTTAAATAATAGTGCGATAAGTGACGCCAACAATAATGGTTATTTAAATGTAGCATTAATTAATAGCACAGCTGACCAACCAGGAACAACTCCTTCGTTTCCTAACAACCCAGCTACCGCTGGTATAGTATTTAAGAAAACCTCAGCACCCATAAGACTGGTAGTAACTCATGCGGATGCGGGATATGGTAATGAAGTAAATGGTGTTGCAGGGAGTGACATAAATACTGTAATTGGTGTATCTTCAGCAAACATAGCCAGAGTTATAGGTGTACCATAGACAAAATTTTTTTACGTATATTTGCGTATGTATAATAATTAAATAGAATATAATGGCAAAAAATTTAACTGAAGAAGAATTAAAAAAAGTACAGGAATTAAATCAAAAGTTTTTACAAACTAAGATTGAAATAGCTGATGCGTTTGTAGCGTTAGTAAAGAAAGTCCCAAATTTAGATGGTATACAAACACAATTTGGTGAGCTTGAAAAAGAATTAATTTCAGTTTATGGTGAAAACGCAGTCATAGATTTAAGAACTGGAGAAGTAAAAGAACCAGAAAAAGAAACATCAGATGGCAAAGATAAGTAACACAGCGGCATATCCCTCAATATCTAATTTAGATTCAGCAGATTATTTAGTATTGACAGATGCAGAAAATGAATTAAAAACAAAAACTGCAACTATTGAACAAATACAAACTCTGTTTGGGATTGATACGCTTGTTGCTAAAGTAACTGTAAATACTGGGTCTTTATTAACTTTAGGAAACACTCCGATTACATTGATAGCTGCTCCTGGAGCAAATAAGGTTATAGATTTAATAAGTGTTTCTCAGTATTTAGATGCAGGTACGACACAATTTAATTTTGGTAATAATTTAGAAGTAAAGATTGGAGCTACAACTTTTGGAACCTTGTTTGCACAATCCGCTAATTTTGCTACAGACTTAGTTAGTAAAATAGGAGTAGGCGGTTCGACATACGTTATAGAACAAAATACTGCTGTTACTTTAGAGACAGCTGCAAACCCATCACAAGGAAATGGTACAATGTTTTTTAACATATTTTACCGTGTCTTAAATGTGGGTACATCATTTTAATTAAATGGACATACGAAAGATTTCAATAGGTGCAGACTATAAGTCTGGAGCAATGCACTACATAGTGGGGCAAGATGTTTTGGGCGGCAACTATCAGATTCATTTAATACAGCACGACCACGAATTAGATTCCTATAAAATTTGGATTATTCAAAAAAAAGAAATATTACTTTGGAAAGAGTTTAAAAACACACTTCCTATTTCTTTAGAATATAATATTAACTTTTAATGCAATCACCTTTTTGTTTTATTGTAAAACCCTACAACGATAGGCGTTATGATAATATAAAATATTATGGTGATAATAAATTTTTTATCAGCACTTCAGAAGAAGACCACACTGTATCTACTCGCTTTGCTACTGTAGTAAATACTCCTATAAATTATAAAGGCAATATTAAAAAAGGTGATACACTGGTTGTTCACCATAATGTTTTTAAATATTATAACGATATTTATGGTAGACAAAAAAGTGGTAGAAGTTGGATTATTGATGATTTATTTTTAGTTGATGACTATCAGTTTTACATGTATAAACAAGATGGAGAGTGGTATAGTCATGATAAATATTGTTTTATAAAACCAATACCTATAGAAAAAAAATACATAGATGTGGCTGAAAGTGAAGAACCATTATGGGGTATAGTAAAATATGGTAATAAACAATTAGAGCGTTTAAACATTCTGCCTGGTGATAAAGTTTCATTTCAACCTAACAGTGAATATGAGTTTAAAATAGATGAAGAAAAATTGTATAGAATGTATACTAATAATATAACTTTAAAAGATGGACACGAAAGCAATTAAATTAGAAATCATACACGCAGGAGAAAAAGCTGTTAAAGAATTAATTGATGTAGCGAAAGAAAAAATAATAAAACCAGACCCTGATGATGAGCTTGCAGCTGATAGACTTAAAAATGCAGCAGCCACAAAAAAACTCGCCATCTTTGATGCTTTCGAAATACTTAAAAGAATAGACGAAGAAAGAGATAAATTGGAAGGAAAAGAAATTAAAACTAATAATTTACCAAAAGGCTTTGCAGAACGTAAATCAAAATAATATCGCAAATGTATGTAAAGGCTTAGTTCCTTCTAACATATTATCTCGTAAAAATAAAGCGAGAACATGGAGATATGGTTACGATGAAAAATATGATATAGTTATTATATCTAAAGACGGAACTATTGGTGAAATTTTACATGTGTCTGGATTACGAATTGCTTTACCAGCTATTCCTAAGAAAGTGTTTAAACGGTCTGACAAAAAAACTGAACAGTATTGGGAAGTAACAGAAATACCTCCTGTTTTAAAAAGAATATCATCTATATTTCAGTGGCATGAAGCTCCTTCTACATTTAAAAATCAATGGGTTGATTACATTGAAGAAGAATTTAATAGAAGAGAAGAAGGTTTTTGGTTTATGAATAATGGTAAGCCTACATATATAACTGGCACACACTATATGTATTTACAGTGGACTAAAATAGATGTTGGTCATCCAGATTATAGAGAGGCTAATAGAATATTTTATTTATTCTGGGAAGCTTGTAAGGCTGATAAGAGAAGTTTTGGAATGTGTTACTTGAAAATAAGACGTTCTGGTTTTTCGTTTATGAGCTCTTGTGAAGGCGTTAATACAGGTACAATAACAAAGAATGCACGTATAGGAATATTATCTAAAACAGGAGCAGACGCAAAAAAAATGTTTACAGATAAAATAGTTCCTATATCTAACAACTATCCTTTCTTTTTCAAACCTATACAGGATGGTATGGATAAACCAAAAACAGAATTAGCATATCGAGTACCTGCTTCAAAGATTACAAAAAAGAATATGTTTAATGTTGAAGAAGAAGTGTTAGAAGGTTTGGATACAACTATAGACTGGAAGAATACATCTGACAATAGTTATGATGGTGAAAAATTACAGCTGTTAATACATGATGAAAGTGGTAAGTGGGAAAAACCTGAAAACATTTTAAATAACTGGAGAGTTACAAAGACCTGTTTACGATTAGGTAGTAAAATAATAGGCAAATGTATGATGGGTTCTACTTCAAACGCCTTAGATAAGGGAGGTAGAAACTTTAAAAGTTTATACAACGATTCGGATTGCAACAAAAGAAATGCAAACGGACAAACCAAAAGTGGTTTATATTCTTTGTTTGTTCCTATGGAATGGAACATGGAAGGTTTTATAGATAGGTATGGTATGCCTGTATTAGATAATCCAAAACAAGAAGTGGTAGGAATAGATGATGAATACATATATCAAGGTGCTGTTAATTATTGGGAAAACGAAGTTGTGTCTTTGAAAAACGACCCTGATGCACTTAATGAATATTACAGACAATTTCCTCGTTCAGAATCACATGCTTTTAGAGATGAAAGTAAACAGTCAATATTTAATTTAACAAAAATATATCAACAGATTGATTATAATGATAGTATAATAAAAGAACATTTTATTACACAAGGTTCTTTCAGTTGGGAAAATGGAATTAAGGACAGTAAGGTTGTATGGACTCCAAACAAAAGAGGAAGATTTTTTGTAACTTACATACCTAAACGCTCTCTTCAAAATAATATTATAAGAAAGAATAATAGATTCTTTCCAGGTAATGAACATTTGGGTTCATTTGGTTGCGACTCTTATGATATATCAGGTGTTGTAGTTGGTAAAGGTTCTAATGGTTCTTTACATGGTTTAACCAAGTTTAGTATGGAAGAAATTCCAAGTAATCATTTCTTTTTGGAATATATTGCCAGACCACAAACAGCTGAAATATTTTTTGAGGAAGTATTGATGGCATGTGTGTTTTATGGCATGCCAATATTATGTGAAAATAATAAACCTCGTTTGCTATATCATTTTAAAAATAGAGGATATCGAGGGTTTTGTTTAAACAGACCTGACAAAACATTTAATAAACTTTCCAAAAGCGAAAGAGAATTAGGTGGTATACCAAATACGTCAGAGGATGTAAAACAATCACACGCATCTGCTATTGAGTCCTATATAGAAAAATATATAGGAGTTGATATGGATGGCGTGCATAGGATAGAGGGTGATATGGGTGACATGTATTTTCAAAGAACTCTTGAGGATTGGGCTAAGTTTGATATAAGTAATAGAACTAAGTTTGATGCTTCTATAAGCTCTGGATTAGCCATTATGGCAAACCAAAAACACTTATATACACCGACTAAAGAAAAGACAAAAATTAGCATTAACTTTGCAAGATATAATAACAGCGAAAAAGTTAGTCGAATTATTAATAAATGAAACAAGTAGAAATTAACTTAAAAGCAGCTGCATTTCCAGATGAATTTGCCTCCGATGCACAAAAAGATACAGCGGAGTACGGCCTGCAAGTTGGACAGGCTATTCAATATGAATGGTTTAGAAAAGATAACGGCTCGTGTAGGTATTTAAATCAATGGGGTGAGTTCAATAGGTTGCGTCTATACGCACGTGGTGAGCAGTCTGTACAAAAGTATAAAAATGAAATTGCTATTGATGGCGATTTATCCTACCTTAATTTAGATTGGACACCAGTTCCAATAATTCCAAAGTTTGTAGACATTGTAGTAAATGGTTTAAATGATAGACTGTTTAAAGTAAATGCTTTTGCAGAAGATGCAATGTCAGCAGAAAAAAGAGATGAGTTTCAAAAGAAGATAGAAGGAGAAATGATTGCTCGTCCTTTATTTCAACAAATAGAAGAAGACTTTGAGCTTAACGTATTTCAAACTGCAGAAGATGAATTACCAGAAAACGATGAAGAGCTGGAATTATTTATGCAAATGAAATACAAACCAGCTGTAGAGATTGCAGCTGAAGAAGCTATAGATACTGTATTAAATCAAAATCATTATCAAGATATTAGAAAAAGAGTTGACTATGACATCATGACTATTGGTGTTGGTATGACTAAACATCAGTTTTTACCAGGTCAAGGTATTGAAATTAATTATGTAGACCCAGCGAATGTAGTATATAGTTATACTGAAGACCCTTATTTCAAAGATTGTTTTTATTGGGGTGAATTAAAAACTATACCAATGGCTGAGCTTGTAAAAATAAATCCTGACATAACTAATGAGGAAATGGAAGAGATAGCAAAGTATAGTCAGTCATGGTATAATTATTATAATAATGCACAATACTATGAAAACTCTTTGTTCTACAGAGATACATGTACATTACTATATTTTAATTATAAAACTACTCACACATTTGTATATAAGAAAAAAGAAATGCCAGATGGTACTTTCAAAGTTGTACAAAAAGATGAGAACTTCAATCCGCCAGAAGAAATGATGGCTGAAGGAAAGTTTGAAAGAGTTGAAAAAAAGATAGAAGTATGGTATGATGGTATTATGGTTATGGGAACAAACATTCTTTTGAAATGGGAGCTTGCAGAAAATATGGTTAGACCTAAAGCTGCAAGTCAAAACGCTTTACCTAATTATGTTGCTTGTGCTCCAAGATTATATAAAGGAATGTATGAATCTTTAGTTAGAAGGATGATTCCTTTTGCTGATTTAATTCAGGTAACACATTTAAAGTTACAGCAAGTAATATCAAGAATGGTCCCAGATGGTGTTTTTATAGACGCTGATGGACTTAATGAGGTTGACTTAGGCACAGGTAATGCTTACAATCCTGAAGACGCTCTACGACTTTATTTTCAAACTGGTAGTGTAGTAGGTAGAAGTTTTACACAAGATGGTGAGTTTAATAACGCTAAGGTTCCAATAACACAACTAACATCAAATAGTGGTGGAGCTAAAATGCAAATGTTAATTGCTAATTACAATCATTATCTTGATATGATTAGAACTGTAACTGGTTTAAACGAAGCTCGTGATGGTTCTACTCCAAATCCTGACGCATTGGTAGGTGTACAAAAATTAGCAGCACTTAATTCTAACACTGCTACAAGACATATATTAAATGCAAGTCTGTACATTACAAGAAGATTAGCTGAAGGTATAGTTTTAAGAACAGCTGATGTTTTAGAATATTCAGAGTTTAAAGACCAGTTTGCTATGCAAATAGGTAAATATAATTTAAACTTACTCGAGGATATTAGAAACCTATATCTATATAGTTTCGGTATATTCTTAGAATTAGCACCAGATGAAGAAGAAAGAGCAATGCTTGAAGCTAATATACAAATGGCTTTATCTAAAAATGACATTAATTTAGAAGATGCGTTAGATATTAGAGAGATACATAATTTGAAAATGGCTAACCAACTTCTTAAAACAAAAAGAAAAAAGAAAGCACAAATGGAACAGCAGCAAGCTCAGATGCAACAGGCTGCTCAAGCAGAAATGCAACAACAAGCAGCTATGATGGCGGCACAACAAGAGCAGCAAAGAATCGCAGCAGAGACTCAATCCAAAATGCAAATCAAACAAGCTGAGATAGCTATGGAAATAGAGAAGATGAAGAATGAAGCTATGTTAAAATCACAATTAATGGAAACTGAGTTTGCTTATAACATGCAGTTAAAAGGTATAGAACAGTCTCAAATTGATGCAAGAGAGAAGGCAAGAGAAAAAGGTAAGTCAGATAGAATTAGTCAAGCTAATACACAACAGTCTAAACTTATTGAACAAAGAAAAAGAAATTTACCAGCAGTAAAGTTTGAATCAAATGAGGATACTTTGGATGGTTTTGATTTAGCAGAGTTTGGACCTAAATAATCTTTTATGGGCAGTCTTCCTCCTATGTTTAGTGATTTCAATATCAAGAAATATAAGTTAATTAAATATCCTTCCGATATAAGTTTACAAACTCTTAACGAAATTAAATCTTTGCAAACTCAACGTATGGATGTGGTTTACGCAGACAAGTATGATGATATCAATGAGTCGTTTAAACGGCTTTTCAATAACCGAACAAGAGAGTATCCTGAAGAATTAGTAAATGATTTAATTGAGAATGCTTCAAAGGTTATTTTAAAAATAAAAAATTATCACGATAGACCAAGACCTGATAAGCTTGCAAAAAAATTTGGCATAAGTTTATTATATCATAAAATGAAAAGCGCACAGACACCTGCTTTTCCTTCAGGACATTCAGCTCAAGGTAGAATGATAGCATTAATTTTAGGAGATATGTTTCCTGAAATGAAAAAAGAATTTATGGATGTCTCAAACCACATATCTAAAAGCAGAATAGTTGCACGAGTGCACTACAAATCTGACAAAGAGGTAGGTGAAAAATTAGGTGAAGACATGTATAACTATTTGAAAAACGCCTAAAAATGGTAAATAATTATTGTTTAATTTTGTTAAAAATTTAATCTAATGGAAATAAAAGTAAAAGCAGTGGATGGCAACACTCAAAAATCAAAAGCCGAAATTGAAGAGCAGTTGTTAAAAAAGCATGAAGCTCAACAACAGGAAAATCAAGCTGAGGAAAAGCCTGAAAAGGTTGAACCTCAAGCAGAAGTAAAGGAAAACCCAGCTGAGGAAACTCCAGCTGTAGAAGAAAAAACTCCCTCGTCAGAGTTAAATGACGAACATGTTCTTAATTTTATTAAAGAGAGATACAACAAAGACATTAATTCAGTTGAGGAATTATTTGAAACAAAAGAATCAAATGTTGAATTACCTGAAGATGTTAAATTGTATTTTGATTATAAGAAAGAAACAGGCCGTGGAATCGAAGACTTTTATAAATTACAAAAGAACTACGATGACATGGATGAGGATTCAGTTTTAGCTGACTATCTTAGTGTTCAAGAGGAAGGTCTTGATGCTATAGATATTCAAGATATAATGGACGACAGATTTGGATACGACAGTGAAGAAGATGACGAAAAGGATATTAAGAAGAAAAAGTTAGCTAAAAAGAGAGAGCTTGCAAAAGCAAGAAAGTTTTTTAAAGAACAGAAAGATAAGTATAAAGTCCCTCTTGAGTCAAGTGGGGGTGGATTATCTGATGAACAAGAAAACAATCTTAATGCTTACAAGACAATGATAGAGGAATCTAATTCTCAGAAGGAGGCCGTTCAGCTTATGAGAAGAAATTTTGAGGAACGTACAAACAAAGTGTTTGGCGATGAGTTCAAAGGTTTTGAGTTCAGCGTTAGTGACGATAAATCAATTCTCTATAAACCTGGGACTGCTGAGGAATTAAAGAACAAGCAAATGGATTTCAATAATTTTGTTTCAAAATTTAATGATGAAAACGGATTAATGAAAGACGCAGCAGGATACCATAGAGCTATGTCAATAGCTATGAATCCTGAAAAATTTGCAAAGTTTTTTTATGAGCAGGGTGTTGCTGCAACAGTAGATGATGTAGCAAGAAAATCTAAGAATATCAATATGGATGTTCGTAGAGCCCCGCAACTTAGCACGAAAAATAGTTTGAAAATAAAAGCTGTAGGTGATACTTCGAGTGGTAGAGGACTCAAAATTAGAAGTATTAAAAAAGTTTAACAAATTAAAATTTTAAAGTTATGGCAGTAAATATTAGCCCTGGCTTCGATTTACAACCTTCGGCTCAACAGGTTCCTGTTGAAACGAATTATATCAAAGATTTTGATTTCTTGAATCAGTATCTACCAGATACTTACGAGAAAGAATTTGAAAGATATGGTAATAGAAGCATTAGTTCATTCCTACGTATGGTAGGAGCAGAAATGCCTTCTAACTCTGACCTTATTAAATGGGCAGAGCAAGGAAGATTGCATATTAAATACAAAGGATGTACTTCAGCAGCAGCTGCAGGTACAGACTCTGGAGCAGTTTGGACAATTCCAAATAACCTTACTAACTTCAATCCTGCGTTAGCTAACCCTAACACAGCGAGAGATGCGAAGAACGTATTGAGAGTAGGTCAAACTGTAATGATTTCAGACAACACTCCAGGTTCATCGCTAACAAACAAAGCGATTATTACAGCTGGACCAACTAACGCAAACCCTAATACATTTACAGTAGCTTATTATGAAGCAGCTGGACAATCTGTAGCAGCGGGTGTAGCATGTGATGTCTTCATTTACGGTTCTGAATTTGCAAAAGGAACTGAAGGAATGGTCGGTTCGTTAGAAGCTGATGATTTCATTTTTGACAATAAGCCAATTATCTTAAAAGATAAATACTCTGTATCAGGTTCTGATATGGCACAAATTGGCTGGGTTGAAGTAAGTGGAGAAGACGGAGTAAGTGGATACTTATGGTATCTAAAGTCTGAGCACGATACAAGACTAAGATTTGAAGACTACATGGAAACAGCTTTAGTAGAAGCAGTACCAGCTGAAGCAGCTTCAGGTGCTGGTGACTATTTACAAGGTACAGGTGCAGCTGCGTCTGTTGCTGGATTAAGTGGTTCTAAAGGTGTATTCTTTGAAGTAGGTGCAAGAGGTAACGTTTATGGTGGTGGTAACCCAACAACATTAGCAGACTTCGACAGCATTATTCAAAGATTAGATAAGCAAGGTGCAATCGAAGAAAATGTAATCTTCGTAAACAGAAACTTCTCATTTGATATTGACGATATGTTATCAACACAAAACTCTTACGGAGGTGGTGGTACATCTTATGGTCTATTTGACAATGATGAAGAAATGGCACTTAACCTTGGTTTCTCTGGATTTAGAAGAGGTTATGACTTTTATAAGTCTGACTGGAAATACCTAAATGACCCAACTATGAGAGGTGGATTAGTAGCAGGTGGTATCAATGGACTATTAGTTCCAGCTGGTTCTACTTCAGTTTATGACCAAATACTTGGTAAAAACGCTAAGAGACCATTCTTACATGTAAGATATAGAGCTTCTGAAGCAGAAGATAGAAGATATAAAACTTGGATTACTGGCTCAGCTGGTGGAGCAAGAACATCTTCTTTAGATGCGATGGAAGTTAACTTCTTATCTGAAAGAGCAGTTTGTGTTTTAGGTGCAAACAACTTCTTCTTATTCCAAAACTAATAAGAAGTAAACACTAATATTAGGGGAGGTATACTCCTCCCCTGATATTTTTTATTAATCAAATTAAATTTAAATAAAATGAAAAAAGTAAATAAAGATAAATACGCAGATAAAGCCTATAGATTACTACTTAGGCAAATACCGCTAACTTACATGTTAGCTTCAAGACACACCAACAGGTCCCCACTATTATGGTTCGATGAAGAAAAAGGAGTCAATAGACCTCTTAGATATGCACGAAATCAAAAGTCTCCATTCGAGGATGAGCAAGATGGAAATGCAGTATTAGAACCTGTAATGTTTGAGGATGGTATGTTGTCAGTTCCAAGAACTAATCAATCACTACAAGAGTTTTTATACTATCATCCAGCTAATGGAAAAGTGTTTGAAGAAATCAACAATGAAAAAGATGCAGCTGCAGAATTAGCTTTTGTCGAAATGGGATTAGAAGCCCAAATTATGGCAAAGAATTTAAAAGGTGATGAGCTTGTTACAGTATGTAGAGTTCTAATGGGAGGTGCAGCTGATAGGCTTACAACCTCTGAATTAAAAAGAGATGTATTGTTATATGCGAAAAATAATCCACAAGATTTTATAGAAACAGTTAATGACCCTATGTTAAATCTATATGGAGACGTTGTTCAGTTTTTTAATAACACGTGGTTGATTTTGAAAAACAATGGTAAAGATGTATTTTTTAATCTTCCAAAAAACAAAAACAAATTATTATCAGTACCGTTTGGTGAAGACCATTACTATATAGTAGCATCTTATTTTCAAGGTGATGACGGAGTTGAAACATATAAGTTACTAAAAAAGAAGCTTAAAAAAGATTAATAAGGAATCGTATCTTTGTATCGAGAATATTCTCACATAACCCTTAAATTTTTTTACTATGCAAAAGTATTTAAGCATTCCAGTCAAGAACGAGGCTAATCAATTAGTCCTTGTTAACGATGTAGCTATTGTTGAACAAGCATCTACATCTGAAGTGGATATTATTTACACTTCGGGTAAAAAATGTACTGTTGCACACGATGTAATGGCTGCAAACAACGAAGATGTAAGAAATAAATTCCAAGACTCTATCTTACAAGTATTGACACAAGCTTGGACAAAGCCGTCATTACAAGTAAGTTTAGGTGGGATTGAAGATGCAGGTGGAGGAGTTCCTGAAATAACAGGAATTACTTTCTCATAATAGCATTTATTCCTAAGAAAGACAAGAGGCTGCTAAAAAAAAGTAGCCTCTTTTTTTTTGCTTATATTTGTAAAAAGAATCTCGCATGATAAATTCAGTAAGAAATACAGTATTGGCAATCGCCAATAAAAATAATTATGGGTACATATCCCCACAAGATTTTAATTTGTACTGTTTACAAGCTCAAATGGATTTGTTTGAGGATTATTTTTATCAATATAATAATTGGATAAATAGAGAAAATGCAAGAACATCAGGTACAGGATACGCTGATGTAATCAAAAACTTAGAAGAGGTAATAGATACGTTTTCAGCTACAGCTTATTTAGCACAACCAGTAGCTAACGTAAACAATCAATATAATTTACCTGCAGACTATTATTTGATAAATAAAATATTTTATTATCCAACAATAAAAGTTAGCGGAACAACAACAGGAGTAAATGGTTATGAGTTAATTGATGCGAATCAAACCTTTACAACTTCAGTAGCGGTAGGTGACATAATAACAAATACCACTGACAATACTTCTGCATACATTACAGCCATAACAAATAACACTACTTTAGTTATTAGCGAAAACATTATGGCTAACGCAGAAGCGTATAATATATATGACCAGTATAATATTACAGAAGTAGAAAGAGTAAATCAAAACAAATTGTTTTATTTAACAAGCTCTAATCTTACTTATCCTACCACGCAATATCCTGCTTATGTTTTGGGTGGTGCAAGTTCTAATGTTACACCAGGTGTATTAGGTAATACCATTTCCGTATATCCTACTACTATAACACAAGGTGGAGCGATACAAGCACAATACATTAGATATCCATTAGCACCTAACTGGACTTTTTTAACTACGTCTGGTCAAGACCCTATATTTAATCCAGGTGCAGCTGACTATCAAAACTTTGAACTACCAGCTTCTGATGAGCCTAATTTAGTTGCAAAGATTTGTCAATACATAGGTATTGAAATTAGAGAAGAACAAGTATATAAATTTGGAGTAGCAGAAGAATTAACAGATACACAAGAAACAAGCTAAGATGACATATATAAATCAATATCAATATTATACAAACAACGGTAACGCTCCTGAAGATGCAAACTGGGGCTCATATCAATACGTGTCTTTACAAGACATTGTAAATAATTTTATGTTGATGTATCAAGGTAATCATGAGTTAGTAAATAACATAAACAGGTTTCAAATATTATTTCATGCAAAGCGTGGTATTCAAGAATTGAATTACGATGCTATGAAAGAGATAAAGGTTTTACAATTAGATGTAGGTAATAATTCAAGATTTATTCTACCAGCTGACTATGTTAATTGGGTTAGAATATCACAATTTAGAAACGGAGTTTTATATCCAATGAGTGAAAACATACAAACTAATTGGAGTTCCGCTTACTTACAAGACAATAATGACAGAATATTATTTGACCAAGACGGTAACGCTTTAAGCCCACAGGATTCACAAGTAGATTTGAGCAGAGGAAGAGTAGGAATATATCTTAACAGCAATAGTATGTTTCATAATTGTGAAGGAACATGTGTTGATGGTTGTTGGTATTTTGATTATTCTGTAGGTGCAAGATTTGGTTTAAACACAGAGACAGCAAATGTAAATCCTACATTTACTATTGATAAAAAAGCAGGAGTAATTAATTTTAGTTCTTTAGGAGGAAGTGCTTCTGTGGTATTAGAATATGTTTCAGATGGAATGGAGGGTGGTGACGATTCTAAAATTAGTGTAAATAAATTATTTGAAGAATATATATACGCATATATTAAATATTCTATTTTGAATAGCAGATTAGGAGTGCAAGAATATATAGTAAGAAGAGCACAAAAAGATAAATCTTCTTTACTACGTAATGCAAAAATAAGATTAAGTAATATACATCCTGGTCGACTCTTAATGAATTTAAGAGGTCAGGATAAATGGATAAAGTAGTATGCCAATAGTAACCACAAATTTTATCAGAGGACGTATGAATAAGTCTGTGGATGAAAGACTTCTTCCACCAGGCGAATACGTAGACGCTATGAATCTACGATTGGGTTCTACTGAAACAACAGAGGTTGGAGCAGTAGAAAATAGTAGGGGTAATACGCAGTTAACAACTTTAGCTTTTGATGGTCAAAATTTATCTTCATCAGCTACCTGTATCGGAGCATATCAAGACAGTGCTAATGAAACATTATATTGGTTTGTACATGACCCTGCTTTTCCTTGTGGTGGTAAAGTAAACAAACTTGATTTAATTTTATCATACAATACCAATGCAAATACTTTAAGATACCATGTAGTATCTTTTACTGTTTTAAATTTTAATCCTTTACATTTAATGACAGCTGTCGAAAAGATAGAAAATTTACTTTTCTTTTCTGACAATTTTAATCCACCAAGAAAAATTAACATTACACAGAGTTATGATTTTCCTGTAGCATGTATTGACCAAATAGTAGATGAGGATTTAAATGTTATTGTAAAACCACCAGGATACGAGTTTGAACCTGGGGTTACACCTACAGCTGATATACCATTACCAGCTCCAACCTTTGTTGGTTTACAATTACCTGGTTCTGAAAATTATATAGAGGATAGGTTTTTATCTTTTGCTTACAGGTATAGATATGAAAACAACGAATACAGTGCAACATCATTATTTTCTAATCCTGCTTTTGCTACAAATCCTTTTAAGTTTAGTGTAAAAAATTACAATAACGAAGGAATGCAAAACAGATTTAATGCTGTTGATATTTCTTTTAACACAGGAAGTGAAAGAGTTTTAGAAGTAGATTTATTATTTAAAGACTCAAGTAATAATAATATATATGTAATAGAAAGGTTTAATAAATTAGAACAAGGCTGGGCAGATAATTCTGTACACACTTTTCAGTTTAACAACAGTAAAATATATTCTGTTTTAGGAAGTGATGAGTTGTTAAGGCTGTATGATAATGTACCTAAAAAAGCTCAAGCATTAACTATTATGGGTAACCGTTTAATTTACGGTAACTATGTGGATGGATACAATATTACAAATGAAAATGACCAGGAGATTGCAATAGATTATAGCACTGAGCTGGTATCTAAAAATGTAGGTTTCGAACAGTTGCCTGAACCTTCAATAGCAAATGGTGACAACTATACAATCGACCCTAACAATACAGTGACTGCAACCAATGCTAAAGCTCAAATAGATTTAACAGACGTGGCTACTAAGTTAAAGAAAAACTCTGTACTTAGTATTAGTTTATTATTAGAGTCTTCTGAAATAGGAGGAACAACAGGCGAGCCTTGTTTTCAAGACAATATAAATTTTGGTCAGGGCACAATTAATTTTGATATAAGTATAACCTTACAACAAGATTATGCAAGTGTTTATGATTTTTCTCAAAGCTCTGATTTTAGAAACGCAATAGGTACGCAACAAGGAGTTAACTTTCAACCAATGGCAACAGCAAGTCAAGGTGGTTCTCTTACTGATAAGTTCAATAATGATTTAGCTTTACCTTCTATTACTTGTACGTTTACAAAAGTAATTAGTAGTATTGATAGCTCAACAGCTCAGCAAGGATTTAGAATTACAGCTTCACCAGGTAGTAATATTATTGGATTGCAAACATTAGCAATGAAATTCAATAGTGCAGCTGGTGCACCAAACACACCTGCAACAGATTTGTATGAATATTTTAGAGTGGTTTCTGCTGATGTAGTTTTTAGCACAGCTTCATTTACAGGTTCATTACATAGTAATAGAGACTTTGCAACTGGTATTGTTTACTTAGATGAATACGGAAGAGCATCGACAGTGTTGACTTCAAACTTTAATACCATAAGTATACCTACAGCAAACAGTATAACCCTTAACAGTATAAAAGCAACAGTAGAAAACTATGCACCATCATGGGCACAGAGGTATAAGTTTGTAGTTAAACCAAGTAAAGGTAATTACGAAACAATATTTTCTAATTTTTATTATTCTGTACAAACATCACAAGTAACTTATTTTAAGTTAGAAGGTGATAATCAAAATAAAGTAAAAACGGGAGATACATTAATTGTAAAAACAGACGTAGGTGGTCCTATATCAGAAGTTGTTAAAGCAAAAGTTTTAAATGTAGAAGGACAAGCAAGAGACTTTTTAAATGATGACCAAGGTATGGGTAATAATACAAATCAATTACCTGGGTTATACATGGAAATAAAACCTTCAGGTTTTAATGTCAACATACCTGATGATGCAGTGGTTGACAATGGTGAAAAGAAAACAACAGGTACTGGTAATGATGGTACTTGTAAACATGGTGTGGTTTATCCTTTATTTACAACTGATGCTGGAGTAACAACAAATTATGATATACCAGCTGGTTCAGCTATTGATATCAACATTAGAGTAAGTAGACCAGGAAGAGGAAGTAAGTGTGAAGAATATAATTGGAAATGGAACCAAACTTTATTTTCATCAGCTGATTATCCAGACTTTAGAAGATGGTGGATTGGAGACCAAGTAAATGCTTCGAATGCTTCACCTGGTGAAGTGGCAGCACAAGGAAGTATAGATGTTGTTTTTAAAACAGCTGTAGGTAGTTTCTCAGCAGGCGTGCCTGGTGTTACTTGTACAGATAACAGTGGTGCAACTATGGGTAATAATACTATCTTTTTTCAATTTGTTCAAGACACTCCTAACGACCCAACATCACCACTTGGTTTAGTTGTGAAAACTAAAAAGCAAGGATGTTCAGGTTTCCAACCATTTTCCAGAAGAAGAAATGTTTCAGTTAGATGTGAGATTGTTGTTACAAGAGCTAACACTATGATAGTGTTTGAAACAGAACCTGTAGATGCAAGTGCAGGTATATTCTTTGACGCATCAGATTCTTATCCTGTTATAAGAGACGCAACAACTGGTAATTATTTTCATCAAGCTCCAACAGCTGATGGAGACCAAAACCAGACTGCTACTCAACCAGCGATTGTAACACTACCATTTATAGATTGTTTTACTTTTGGTAATGGTGTAGAAAGTTTTAAGATTAAAGATGATTTAGCGGGCAGAGCTTTAAAGATGGGGCAAAGAAGTTTAGCGGTATCAGAGCAAGACTTTAAAGAAGCACATCGTTTCGCTGATTTGACATACAGTGGTGTGTTTAGCACCAATGCAGGAGTAAATAATCTTAATGAATTTAATTTAGGATTAGCAAACTTTAAAGAATTAGAAACAAGTTTTGGTCCAATACAAAAACTTTATGCAAGAGAAACTGATATACTCACATTACAAGAAGATAAAATAAGTTATGTATTGGCTTCGAAAAATTTAATTAGCGATGCCACAGGTGGCGGTGCTATTGTTTCTTCACCAACAATTTTAGGAACTCAAATTGCAAGAACAGAAGAATATGGAATTAGTTTTAATCCAGAAAGTTTTGCAGTATATGGAGATAGTTATTATTTCACTGACACAAAAAGAGTAGGAGTAATTAGATTAGTTGGTAATTCTCAGAACGACCAGCTTGAAGTTATATCAGATAAAGGAATGCGTTCGTGGTTTAGAGATAATTTTCAATTAGCTTTAGGTACACAAAAATTAGGTGGCTATGACCCTTACATGGATGAATATGTTTTATCTACTAATGATAAATTAGTTCCTATACCACCAGTCATATATGAATGTGGTTCAGAGTTTCAAGCTTCATCAACCTCACCTCAAACTTATACTATTGAGTTTGGAACTATAATAGGCGACATAGTTGTTGACTTTACAGTAACTGGTTCAGCGACTTTCCAAATAACTTGGAGTGGTAATACAGTTAGTTCAGGTGTTCAAACAAACACAACCAGTAGTATTACAATAAGTAAAACTACTAACACACCAACCACAGCTGTGGTTACTGTAACTCCAAGCAGTGGTAGTGCAAGCTGGACAGTGCAACCAAAATGTGTACCACCTTTAAATATAACTGTATTTAAATGTGTTATAAATTCTAACATAGATAGTGGTGAGTTGATTCATGTAGAGTATGGCTGGAGCGACAGTCAAACTATAAGCCCAATAGATACAGACCAAATAACTATGGGCTCTAATCCACAAGTGTTTAGTTATTTCCAAAGTCAAACAGGTGTGCGTTCTGTGGGGGTTTATCCATACAACGGAGCCAGTTTAAACATGAGGATTAACAAGATGGCTACTGATACTTATGACTATAAGTTTCCAAATGATAATTTTAAATTTTTATCAACGAACACTTTGTATGCAAATACAGTTTCAGATGTAAGTACACTGTTAGGTTTAGCTTCTACAATACCAAATGGTTTTGTTACAAATCCAAGTGGTACAAATATTAGAGAAGCTACGGTAACACCTGCAACAAACCCTGCATTTACATTACCTACCAATCAACAGTACTTATATTTAATTTATGATTTTAGATTTACAGCTGCACAAAATTTATGTTACTCTGACACATCAGCTTCTGAAGCATGTTGTGATTGTACAATACCTTGTAATTCATTTCAAGCAAGTACTGTACAAGTAACACAAACCGTAGCTTGTAATCAACCATTAAGTCAAACTTATTATTATGCAGGCTCAGGTGGATTAGCGTTGTATGATTTAGTGTATTCAGACGCAGCCTGCGCTGGTAATGCACCAGGACAAGGTATAAACAATCTACCAGCTGGTTATTATAAGATAACAGGAAATGAGTATATTAGGGTAAATAATTTAGGAATGGTAATAGAAAAAGCAAGTTGTTAATATGGCAGTAAATTACGGTATATTTTATTTTGATGGTTTGAATTTTTCAAGCGCAATCTCTGTGTACTCAGACGCAGCCCTAACTTCATTAGCGGCAGACGGTTACTATGCACAAAACGGAATTGTAAGACAACAGCTCAATGGTATATTGCTTAATGCTCAACCATGTACATCCTGTGGTGTAGATTGTGGTTCTGGTATTAGTGCTTCGTTTGGAGGTAGTGGTTATTTCAACGCTGATATTAATGTAGCAAACAGTGTGGGAGCGGTAGTAATATATGGCTATCTAACATCTTCAATACCAGATGGTATGCAAGCAACCTTTAACAATGTTACATATAACAAGCTTACATGTTTTAATAATCATAATGGTGTTACGTTAATTGATTGTAATAGAAATACAAACCTTGATTATTCTGGTGTAAACAATCAACCCGCAACTGGTACAAACTTTACTTTAGTTGGTAATGATGGAGGTTCGTCAGTGTGTGGAACATACAATAATGTTACTGAATATAATTTAGTTGGAACAAGTTACGTTGCGACTGGAGGTACAAGAAGTATGACTATAGTAAACAATATGGTTGGTTGTGCAACAGATAACTCAACACCATTCTCACCTGTATTTACATTAGTAGTTCCTAAAACAGATGTTAGTTTAACAAATGTAAACGTAGAAATCTTTGCTCCGTTAAGCAATACAGTATTTTCTTGGGAAATATTATGTCCTACTGCTTTACCAAGCTTTACAGGTTCAGCTTTACAAGACAATACTAATTGTACTTCACCAACTACAACTTATTACTTTGCACGAAATGCACAAGGTACAAGCGCGCCATTTACAAAAGATACAAACACCACACCTAACATTGGTAATTTTGTTTATACTGATGATAGTGGAGCAACTGCTTTGAATAATACTTCAGCCTTGAGATATGTAATAATAAACAGTACCACAGCTCTTGGTATAAGAAACGGAGTGGTGGTTAGTTCAGCTGCGTGTGCTAATACTGGAGGATTTACAGCATTCCAATCATCATCAAGTACATCTGTAGGTGCAGTTTGTGACGGAGGAACAACACCACCAGTAACTCAAACATTCTACCATGATGGTACAGGAGTTGGACCTGGAGGAGTTTATCCTACCAATGGTGATACAGTTTACAGTGACTCAGCTGGTGCAAGCACTTTATCATCAGGCACATACTTCCTATATTCTTCTGGTGGTAATTCAAACTATATGACAATAGGAGTGGGTGGTTCATGTACGGCAGTAAATTGTACACCACCGAGCACTGTATTCTTTATGAGTGTAGATGCTAATTCTTGTAATGCCTTCTGTAATTCTAATTATCAAATTAATATTCAAAGGGGTACTACAAATAATGATGCTTATGCAGATGTTGAAGTGGGAGATACAATAGCAGGTTCATCATTGACACCTGGCTGGTATGCTTACGCAGCTTCAAATACAAACACAAACACGGGAACGTTTAAACTAATGCAAGTAGATAGTAATAATCAAATAACAACAATAGCAGTTTGCCAGTCAGGCGCATGTGCTATACCATAATTATGAGTTTACAAAATTATACATTAACATATAAACCAGAGAATGACGGATGGCCTTCGTTTTATTCATTCATACCCGAATATATAATAGGTATGAATGCCTACTTATATACTTTTAAAAACGGCAATCTATATAGGCACAACACAAATGTAAACCGTAATGAATATTACAATGTATCAGGTACGTTAGCTCCATCCACTTTGACAAGTGTATTTAATCCAGAGCCAACCTTATCTATAAAATTATTTAAAACATTATCTTTTGAGAGTAATGCTGCTTGGGATTGCACCAATCTATTAACTGATTTGAGTCAAGGTGATGTCGATGAAATACATTTTGAACAGAAAGAAGGAGAATGGTATGCTTATGTAAGACACCTTGAAGGTGTAACTGATTTCACTTTGCGTTATGCAAATGGTTTAGGTACAGTAAGTATCGCTCCAACTGGACCAGCAACAGCAAGAGTTGTAACTTTAGGTCAACCTATTGGTAACATAGTAAGCATAGGAGCTGTGATATATACGTTAGTTCAAGGACAAACACCAGCTGTAGCAGGAACAATAATAGGTATAGATAGAAATGCAAACACTATTACAGTAAATGAAACAATACCTACAGGACCTCCAGCTCCAGTGGGACCAGTCAATGGAGATTTTATTTTATTTACAAACAACACGGTAGCTGAATCATACGGAATGAGAGGTTATTTTATGGAATTTACTTTGTCCAACAACGACACTACACCTGTAGAGCTATTCTCAGTGGGTAGTAGTGTGATGAAAAGTTTTCCATAGAAATTTATTATCTTTGTCTGAAATAGTATACAACATGCAAGAATCTTTGGTAACTAAGGAATATAAACCAGAAGATATATTACATGCTGTCCACTATAACAAAGGTATTTTATGGGATAAGATAACTGCATTTCGTAAACAAATATCTGTTTTAGAAGGAGCAGCTACTCATGAGGTAGGAAAACCACAGGAAGAATTAATGCAGAAACATTATCCGTTGAAGCATCACATGAAAGGTGGTTTATATACCAGAGAAATATTTATGCCGAAGGGACATTTGATTGTTTCGTTTATACATAAACAACATCATCCGTCTTTTTTACTTCAGGGTAAGGTTTCTTTTTTGAATGATGAAGGTAAAGTAATTACTATTGAGGCACCACGTACGGTGTTTACACAGGTGGGAACACAAAGAATATTTTACGTTCATGAAGACACAAAATGGGTGTGTGTATATAAGACAGATGCAAAAACAGTAGAGGAAGCAGAAAAAGAAATATATGCGGTAAGCTATAAAGAGCTACCGAAAAAAGTAATTAATAAATTTTTAAAACTATGTCAGGAGTAATAGCAGCAATAGGACTTGGTTTATCTGCAGTAGGTTCAGGAGTTAGTTTCGCTCAAGCTGCTAAGGCAAGGCGTGAACAAAGAAAAGCTCAGAACGAACAAAAAAAATTAATGCAGAAAGCTAAGCAGCGAGCTGAGAAAAACTTTTACGATACATTAAACGTGCCTATAGATGCGTTTGAGAATCAGTTTAAACAGAACCAACAAGTAGCAGCACAAGCATTATCAGCCTTACAAGAAGGTGATGCAAGAAACTTAGCGGCTGGTGTTGGTGGTTTACAAGCTGCCGCATCACAAGCGAATGAAGCTGTTCGTACAGGTATGCAAGACGCCTTATATCAAAATCAAAAGATGAAGGTTGAAGCTAAGGATAGAATCAACCAACAACTTATTGATATGGAGGTAGGCGCAGCTGCCGACCAAGCTCAATTAGCAAGAGACTATGGAAGAGATGAAGCTGCTGGTATACAAGGTGGTATCACAGCTGCAGCACAAGCTGCTCAATCAGCATCACAGTTAGTTCCTTTATTTAGTGCAAGTAAAGCTGACAGAGCTGCGTCATCATTAGATGAAGCATTTGGTACAGGAGATGAATTAGGTAAAACTACTGGTGAGGGTGGAACTGGAATGACAAGTCAACAAAGATTAAATAAATTATCTGGTTATAATTTTACACCGAGAGAAATTAGACAATTAACTCGAGGTGGTAGGCTTGATGTAGACGCATTCAAAACTTTTGTTACTGGAACAGACGATAGGTTTAAAGACCTACAACAGGGTATTGGTGCTGTTACTGATTTAGCTTCACTACAAAAATTACTTTACGGATATTAAAATTAGGCTATGGCTGAGAACGTAACAAACAAGAATAAACCTACTGCCTCTAATAAATATTCTCTTTACGCTGGTAGAGAGGAAGCTGTAAATTGGGGACAAGTTGCTGTAAACCTTACTAAAGGTTTAGAAACAATTAGAGACCAACGAGCTGCAGCTAAACAAAAAATTATAGATGACACTAACGCAGCAATGAATGAGCTTAGTGAAATCGCTGACGTTCAGTCAGGCTCAATGAACACTCTGCTTATAGATGGTTCAGACTTTTCAAAAAATACTTTACAAGCAAACATGGATTTAGTTAGACGTGGTCTTTTAGACCCGAAGGATTACATGTTAATTATGCAACAGCAAAAAGATGGTTACAAAACTTTAAGTAACTATGCAAAAAATTATGATGCCAAATATCAAGAGGGCATGGCAAGGATACAGGACGGTTCTGCTTCAAACTTAGAAGAATATTTTAGAAGCACAGGCTTTAGTTTTGGTAATGTAAAAAATAAAAAGCTTTGGACAGACCCTGCAACAGGTGAATTGTTTTTAGTTGAAATGCAGGATGATGGTAATGGAAACTTTACTTTACCTGATAGAGCTACAAATCCTGGTGCTTTTCAATCTCCATCTTCTATGGTGAACATGATTGCCTTCCAAGAAAACTCAAGAAATTTAAGTGAGGATGTAAAAAATATGGTAACCGCTAATTTAGCAGAGGTGGTTACTTCTACTATAAGTTCGTATACTGTTTTATCAGGAGGTAAAGATGTTAAAAGTATTGAAGACTTTAGACAGTTGTTTGATGATGTTGAAGGTGAAGGCTTTACTGATGCCCAGGGAAATAAAATGACATTCGATGATTGGATGGGTCAACAAGCTAAAGCAGTTGTAGGAAATGCAAATGGTGCTGCAGAATATTTGATGAACGCAAATATGGGTTATTATTTTACTGATGATGAAAACGTAGCAAAAAAAGATAAGCTTGCAATTTTAACTAAAACTGATGGTGGACCACCACAAGTTACTATATCTGATGAGCAAATGAATGTAGCAGAAAATTTAGCTAAGAATGCAATAAACTCTCAGTTAGATATGGTCGTTAAAAATAACGCTGGTCTTGGTGGTCAACAAGAGTCAGGAACTGGTGCAGGTGAAAGAAAAGAAAATGAAACCACTGCTGGATATATTTCAGACTTGAATACTGTATTAACAGGTGATGTAGCTACAGCTAAACAAACCTTACAAGGTTTAATTGAAACCAGAAACGTACAGAATAAAGCTAATAACCAACCTACGATTGATGGATTTGATATGACGGAAGATTTCATTATATTCTACATGAGTGACGGCAATAACATTAGAAGAGAAAGAGGAACGTTTGATGACCCAGATACTACAGATGATGAAACAAGTAAGACTTCAATATCGCAAGACATTGCAGGTATCTATGATGTATTAGTACCTGGTGGACAAGGAGTTAAAACTGGATTGTCCGACCAACAAATATTTGATTTCATCAAAGAGCAGAAAATAAATATTGGTACAGAAGCTGGCGAAGGATTTGGTATTGGTGAGTCAATAACTGAGGTAGATAATATTGGAACTACAACTCAAAAGAAATTTGCTGATAATACTACTGGTACTATATTAAGTATAGTTGATGATGATATAGGTGACACAGTTAATAGAGTTAGTGATACTGACGAGCAGGTTAAGAACGTATTACAAAAATCATTTACTAATTTCCAAACTAAATCATCAAGACTAAACCAACAAAGAGCTGGTATAACTGACCTTAAATTCAACAATCTTGAGGATGATGAAGTTTCAATTACATTCATGATGAATGGTAAGGAGCAAACTATAAAAGTAGGAGATAAAATTTCTGCAAATGGAACTACAAAAGAAACAATAGCACAGGCTATTGCAGATGCTATAAATAAATTTAACAAGATAGCATACGATGAAGCAACTAAAAAAGGTGGTTCAAGAGGTGCAAGAAAGACGTTTAAAGATTGGCAAGTAGATAATCCAAAAGAAGAAGGTGAGTCGTTCCAAGATTATGTTAAGAGATATTATAATAGCTATACCTTAAATTAATGGAGAAAGAAGAATTATACGAATCATTATTTACCTTGATACCTGAAGGTATGTTTGCCGATGCTGATGAGCTCGGTGAGCTTATTGAAGATGAAGGGTTAGAAGCAATATACCCACTGATACCAGAGGGTATGTTTGAAGATGAAGAAGAATTTCTTGCAACCTTTGGAGGTGAAAAAAAAAAAGACTCTCCTTCAGCTGGTCCTACCCCTTCTACGGAATCTCCTATCGAACAACCTACCGAAACTGGCGAAGAAAACATATTCGCTGTGGACTATGGTGTAGATACCCAGGTCGATAATCAAGTTGACTTTGGTGCACCTGCACAACAACCTCCCCCAATCACAGACCCTGTGGGTACAAAGTTTGGAGCTAACGTAGATGCTGCAGAGAAAAACACCTGGCTTGAAGAGATGCTTGGTAAGAACGAAGTCACAGATTTTTTTGGAGATATATATAGAGCAGCGGCTCAAGGTATAGGCCAAGGTGCTACGATTGATGATGCACGAAGACTATTTATGTCAGGTAGCGATACCTCCGAAGAGGATGTACAAAAATATATAGCTGCTGTACAGAGGATGGATAACTACGCTATGTCTGATGAAATGAAATCTTTCAATAGAATTTATGAAGCGAATGGTGGAGGATTGATGGGATTTATTTTAGGTGTGGGTGAAAACCCTACAGTGCTTGGACAGTTATTTGTTTCCTCGGTTCTATCAATGGTAAATCCTGATGTAATCGCAGGAGCAGGTGTAATAGGACTTGCGGGAGCAGGAGTTGGTAGCTTAGCTGCAGGAGGAGCCGCAAGTATTGGTGGTCCTATAGGCACAGCATTAGGTGCCGTAGGTGGAGCTGCAGGTGGTGGTATATCTGGAGCTATATTAGGAGCCAGTGCTACACTTGAAACTGGTTTAGCTTTCACTGAATTTATGAAAGAAGAAGTAGAGAAAGCTGGATTAAAGTTTGATGCAGAAGGAGTAAAAACTATTTTAAATAATCCTGATGCCTTACAACGTATTAGAAATAAAGCTATGGCAAGAGGTATTGTTATAGGTGGTATAGATGCGTTTACAAGAGGAGCTGCAAGTAAATTAGCAGGAGCTCCAATAAAAGCAGCTAAAGCTGCAGATAAAACTATATCAAAAGGAATGAAAGCAAGAGCTGCTTTGACAGCGGCTGGAATAGAAGCTGTAGGAGGTTCAACGGGTGAAGCTACCGCAAGAGCTGTTACTGGACAAGAACAAGATACAGCTGAGATTTTATTTGAAGGTGTGACTGGACAAGCTTCTTCAGTGTTGTCAGTTCCTCAAGCTGTCAGTGGTATGAGCTTAACAGATATAGGAAGGAACATGGTAGGTAAAGGTAAAAACTTTTTTAAACCACCAAGCTATGGATATCTAACAAAGAAGGGCACTAAAATGTTAATGAGTAAGCAAGACGTTGAAGCTGCTATAGATACCATGACTGACCAAGAAATAATAGACTCACAGTTTGTTATTGAAAATGATACAGCTCTCGAACAAAAATATGAGAACAGAAGACAGGAGGCTAACCTGAATCAGCAGACTCCTGATAATTTAAAAGGAGAAAGAAGAAAAAGATATATAGAATTACTTCAGGAAAAATCTAACATGGAAAACCCAGACACTCCTGAAAATAAAGAAAGATTAAAAGCTATAGATGAAGAGCTTGATGCTATTGTCAAAGAAGCAGAGACTGATATAGGTGAGACTATAGACTTAGATGGTATAGAAAGATACTTCTCAGTAACACAATTAGAAGCAATACAAGCTTTAAAAGAAGAGGGTATTGATAACCCTACTGATACGCAGGTTAAAAACAAACAAAAAGAATTGCTTAAATTAGCAATAGAAGCTGCCAAAAGAGCAGCTAAAGAAACAGTTGGTTTTAAAAACACGAAAGAGTTAGAGGATGAAGCAAAAGACCAATTAATATCAGAAGGTATATTAGAACCTACTGACCAACAAATAAAAGAAAGAGCTAATGCCATTCAAGAGTCAAGCGCAACGCAGGTGGATGTACAAGAATCTACCCCAGATAGCCCAGAAGTGGGAGAAGGAGACGCCCCAGGGGTCGTTACCCCAGAGAGTCAGACCCAAGAGCAGGTTGCTGACCAGCCTATTGAGACGCAAACGCAAGAGGAAATAAGTGTAAACATTGCACCGTTCTATGAGACCAGTATAGAATCTACAAATGAAGCAGCTGGTCTAAGAAAATCTCCACAATACGAACAGTATAAACAAGGTATTCAAGATACAGCTAACGAGCTGGGTATTGAAATAGAAATTGATGAAGGAGTTGGTGGTTATGTAAATGATGCAGGAAAAAAGATTAGAGAGATTAGTAATGTAGTTAGATTAAAGAAAGCTACACTACAACAAGCTGCGGAGTTTGCTTCTATGTTAGCAGCATTATCACCTGAAGTACAAGAGTCAAGTATAGCGGCTGAGTATGTTGCAGACGATTCACCAGGCGTTACTGGACAGGAATATACATTAGAAGTATCAGATGCAGAAGGCACTTTTCAAGCATTGAAAGAAGTAGGTATTGATGAATATACTTTGAATGAATCAAATAATTTATTAACTTTGTTCAAGTTTAATGACGCTACAGAGGTAGATGTCTTAAATAAACTTAAGCAATTAAAAGAAAATTTAGATGGCAGAAACATCCAATATACCGCAAAAGCAAGGGAATCAATCAAAAGTGAATATATCACAGTTGAGGAAAGAAAATCCTTTCTTACAACTCTTCGAAGGAATCTCATCAACCAAGGCAAAGAGGGGACAAACCTTTATAAGAAGGTCATCTCAGCGATAAACAGAGACGCAGAGAATCAAGGCATATCCCCTAACGAATACATCGGTTCACCAACAGCACCTGAAGTTACAGCTGACCCAAACAGGGTACAATCAATTATAAATGATATAATTAAAAAGACTAAGAGTAGAAAGGTAGGTGAAAGTACAAGCCCAAAAAAAATACTTGATAATACTTTAAAGTATTTACAGAACTCAAAACTTTATCAACAACTTAATGATACAGAAAGAAACCAGTTAGTCAGAGAACTAAATGAAAAGCTTGGTATAAAAATTAAGAAAGCTCCAAGTGTTAAAAAGATACTTGGTAAACCTAAAGATAAAAAGGTTGTAGTAAATGAAAGAGTAGCACTTAAAGACCAGATAAGAAAAGAAGCTAAAGCTGCAAGAGAATCAGCAGCTGCTTATAAAAAATCTTTAAAGAATATAGCTGCACAGATAACAGGTTTTGGTAAGAAGCTCGGTAAAATATCTACAAGTAAAGTAAATGCAATTACAAAAAGGTTTGCAAACGTTAACCTTAATAGTAAAAAATCAGTAGATAACTTCCTTACGTTTGTTGACAATGTATTTACTAAAGCAGATTACTTAACTAAACTAAAGACAGCAAGAACATTTGCACGTAAAGCAAAGAAACAAGTAGGAGGAGCGAAGACTGGTGCGCTACCAGTTGATTTAAAAACAGCATTAGAAACTTTATTCAGTGTTGATATAAGCTTAGTGCCTGAAGCTCAGTTAGATTCTTATATTGAATTAGCAAGAGAGTATGGTTCAGGTAAAAAAGTTTTAGACTTAAGACCAGCTGAAGAAACAATGCCAATCATATTAGATGTATTGAATGCGGTAGAAGAAAACATGAATGGTCTAAATCAAGAAGTAATTGAATCAACGCCAGCTGAAATAGATGTGGATGCTGAGGTAAGTGAGATTGTTGGATTACAAAAAGAAATATCTAATAGTGAGGTAAACAACATAGCAAACCCAAGAGCAAGGGAAGATGCAAGAACTCTAAGAGGATTAACACCAAAACAAATTTTTTCTTTAGCAAGAAAAAAGAAAGATGGCACTATTGATTATAGTAATATTAGATTACTTAACCAGGTATTAAAAAATATTAAGAATGGATTTGCTGGTAAATCAGTGACTGATTTAGTAACCCGTTTAAACGCAGTGGAGGCAGCTGAGGCTATCAATCCAAAAATAAAAAAATTAAGTTTTAAAAAAATACAGACTGGTCTTACTGATATCTATAGTAAAACAAAATCATTGTTAACTAAGAGAGGTTCTGTAACAGAAAGAATTAGAAACCTATCTACGTTTTTTGTTGATGATGTGTTAGGAAACTTTAATAGCAAACTTATATATAATAATACATTTGGTAAACTGGCTCGTGCATACGAAACTTATAAATCCAAAGTTGCTAAAATAGAAGCAATGATTGATGCAGCTGACCAGATATTATTCTCTGACTCTGGAAGAAAATTAATTAGCTTGTCAAGAAATGCTGTAGTTAAAAAGAAATACAAGCTAAGAATATTACAACTACAAAGAGAACACCAATCAAACATGGTAGACGGAAAACCAAATCCGAAAGCTCCTTCAGCTATTGACTTTATAAACTCAACCATTGAAGCTATAGTTGACGGTAAGATATTAAGTCAAATGGATGCTGATATTTTAAATGAATTGAAAACAGAGTTTGAAGTAGATGGTCAAATAAGTTTAGAAAAATTAGAGAACTCATTGACTGCAAAAGAAAAGAAAGCCCTGGCATTATATGATGAAGCTAATGGTTCATTAGCAGCTGAGGCTGAATTTATATCAGCCAATCTACATGGTAATAAAATTAATTTATTAAATAATTACACACACCATGCAGTGTTACAAAGTAAAGATGGAAGTTCAGAAACAGTTTTACAAAAACTGAAACGTTTTCAAAATGTATTAGACACTAAATCAGGAACAGTGGTTGAAAGAACTAACGGTGCAAAACCTATTAGTTTTGACCCTGGATATTCTGCAATCAGAGGGGCACAAGAAACGTTTTTAGATTTTGAAATGACACAGGCTATGAGAGAGGTTGACATGACCATAAATGAATTAGAAGCAGCAATGAAAGAGGAAGGAACTAAAGACGCATTAACAGGTGTAAGAGCTCTTAAGAAAGCTAAAGATGAAATAGTTCAAACAATATTTAAAGGTTCGTTTAGTGATATGACTGGAGGTGGCATATTAAATCTCAAGGTACAAAGGTTAGGTTATCAAGCAGCATTAGCCTCTATACCAAGGGCAGTTGCTGAAGTCATGGCAAACTTATTTGTTATGGCTACAAGTCCTAAAATAGCATTAAGAGGGTTTGGTAGGTTTGGTAAATTTGTAGCGAATCCAAAGAAAGTAAACGAGGCTGTTGATGCTATGACCGCATTGAACTCTTCACAAACAAGTAAGATGTTTGATACTGATGCTTTATCATCTAAGCATTCACAGATGGTAGACTACGGAGGAAGGTCTTCCAGGGACGGTGCAGCTGTTAGTAGAATGGAAAACTTATTCGGTGAGCTTTTAAAATATACAGGTGTAAAATCAGTAGCAAAACTTACAGACAAAGTTGCATCAAAAATTATTACATTCCCTGACCAAATGATGGCAAGACCATTATGGTTTGGTTCCTGGGCCACAGCTTTCGAAGCACAGGTAAAAAAAGAAACAGGTAAAACTATTAAAATAACCTCACAAGACTTTAGTAAAATCGCTGATGGCACATCAGAATATTTAAGTCCTGAGTATAAGAAAGCAAGAGATATAGCTACCGCAAGAGCTGATGCAAAAACAATTACGTTAGCCACATCTAATAATCCATTTGATAGTATTATTAAGAACATGAGAAGAGTTGATGACTCTACTCGTATGTCTTTATATAGAATGGCTAACTCTTATATGGCTCGATTTAGTTTATATGAATATGGTACAGCACGAAATGCTATACTTGCTATGTTTAAAAAAGGTGACATGGATAAAACACAAGCAGCAGCTTTACTTGCTGGTGTCACAATGAGAATGAGTGCGTACATGGTTGTATACAGCACACTTACAAGCTTGTTAGATGATGAGTTGTTTGATGCTGAAGACTATAGAGATGATGATTTGGAAGATGTAATGGCAAGACAAATGATTGGGTCAGTGTTAACTTTAATAACCAGAGGTTCGTTAGGTAACTTACCTAACATACCATTATCTTTTGCTTTAGAGTATGGTATAAACGAACCTGCGCTTGGAGATTTAAGAGATAACAAAGAGTATGACCCATACTTCCATTCAATAGTATTTAGTTTAATTAACAAAGAAGACTTGTCTGGCCCACCAGAAGAAGTGTTTATGGAAATAATGGCGGGTCCTTATGGTCCACTAATGAGAACACTATCAAGAATAGTAACTTTATCTTCAAGAGCTGTAACAAGTTCGAAAAGGGAAACAAGAAAGAGAGCAGAAGATGAGTTGTTAGAACGAATGACTATAGAGGTTATGGGTAATTTAGGTCTGCTTCCTTTTTATAAAGACATAAGAAGAATAATGTTGAAAGATAGGTTTGCAAAGAATCCAAACATACTTACACCAGCCCAAGAAAAATTATTAAGAGAGCAAGGTTTGTTGTATGGTGAAGATGATGATGTGTTAAGTGATGATGTTTTAGAAGGTGATACTATAGAATCTGATGATATACTTGAAGACTAATGAAATACTTTGATGAACATACTTGTATGATGAACAGTTATAAATTACTAACTGGCAAAGCTTCTTATGAAGATTTATTAGAAGATGATAGCAATCCTCCAGCATTTATATTTAATCCTACTAAGCCTGTGGTATCTATGGAAGATGATGTGTATGATGTATTAATGGAATACTTTGTAGAGCTGGAAGACTATGAAAAGTGTGCTGAATTAAAAGAACACAAGCTTCTTAATTCTTACTATAATTTATCCTCTCCGCTTGTAACTTATAAAAATGGAATGCCTGCATTCCGCTCACGTGGGAATCGGTTGGGAAAAAATACTTCCAACCCTTAGACCTTCCTCTATTTATATAGTAACAAAAGGCCACGGCAAGCTTACCGCTTTGTTTTAAGTTAGATGTTTTTTTAAAATTTATTACAGCTGAATCATCTGAAAGTGGTATGATATCGTGAACTGAAAATGTTTCTTTGTTTTGATTTCCGTCTCTGTTAAAATTTGAAAATCTATCAGCGATAGTTTGTGCAAATTTCTTGAGCTCAAGGGCTCTATCTCTATTCATATTTCATCGGTTAGTGATTGTATTAAATCGGCCATGACTTTGCAGATTTGTTGGGCAGTTTGCTTGGCCTTCTCATTGTCTCGGTCCATCAAGTCTTCGTAAAGTTTGTTAACGAGGTCATGACTTTCGTTAGTCACATGGTTTATGTGAGCAATAGATGAATGGTCATTCTTCGAAACAGGTGGTGTCATTTATTGTACAGTTGCTTCCCTATTGAACTGTCTATTCCTGAAGAGTGTCTAATTGTTTTTGTAATAGTTTCGACTCCAAATTAAGCAAAAATATTCTATCCTGCAAATCTTTTATCTGTTCAGAACGCTTAGTATACCTCTTTACATGGTACTTATCACCCCAGTTTTTCAACAATTCTACTTTTTTATCGGCTAAAGATTTGTTGTATTTAATCATGTAGGGTAGTTCATTGTAAGCATGTATAACAGTAGCATGGTTTTTGTTAAAAACTTTTGCTATCTGTTGATAGGTCATGTTTAAACAGTCTCTAAGTATACTGTAACAAACAGCCCTGGCAAGTATATATTCTTCTTTACGAGAGTTAAGATGTATGTCTAATTGAAAAGTTTTACTTGCTTCTACTAACAAGTTTTGGATAGCTAAATCTTTTGTCGACATCTAAATTTAATTTAAGATTTATAAAGTCTAAGTACTCGTCCATTTCAATAAACTGTAAGTCGCTTAATACAATAAAGTTTTCCTCTGACTTGGTGATTTCAATAATAAAAGTTACAGGTTTACCAAAATGATAGACCAGGCCTGCTCGTACATGTGAGCATAACCTGTCTACTTTTAGTTCAGGCAAGTGCTCTTCAATGTATAAAGCAATAGTTAAAGATAATGTAGAAGGAACGTTTTCTAATGCAGAAATAAAATAATCATCTAATTCAAAGTCCTTTACGTACGATAACTTTACATCCATGTTCTTGTAGTTCTTCAATTCTATATTCTTGTAGCTTTGAAACTTTCCCATTTGTTTTTTTGACTTCAATAAATTCGACATCAGAGTTTGGAGGTATAGCTATTAGGTCAGGGATTCCATTTTTATTTGTCATCTTTAACTTAATAACGTAGTACCCTTTAGCTTCCATCTCTTTAATTACTTTAGCTTGTATCTTCTGCTCCGTCATCACCTAAAGTTACTAAATCTTTCTTGAAATGATTGAGCGTATAATCTTTCTTTTTAACAACAGCTTTGTAGATTTGTTTTTCAATACCAGTTTTGGAAAAGACCCAATAGATTTTATTATACAACCTATCTTTAGTTGTCATTCTATCTCTTGATTGCCAATAACTTGTGGCACTGAAATCAATATTATAATATACTAAAGCTTCTGCTTTACGTAAACTAATTCCTTCACGACCGCTCACAATTTGTAAAGCAATAGAACGTGGTGTCGTGTTAAACACATCAAGAGTTTCGCAAAGTAAATTACCATATTCTTCTTTCAATGCGTTTAATTCTTCTTTAAATTTATAGAAGATTGCAATCTTTTTACCAGCAAACTTGTTTCTTATGTAGCTGGCTTTGTTAGTACAAAGCACCATAGAGTTTCCGCTTTCAAACTTTATAGTTCCTGAACTCATTTGGTGAGTCTTTATCATGAGCTTGACTGGAGTGTCAGCAAGTATAACTTCTTCTTCACCCTTTAAAACTCTATCCTTTGATAGTTTCTTCATCATGTCTGTAACATCAGGACAAATGTCTACGTATAAAATCTCTTCGTCTGTCTGAACTTTGAAGCCAGCTTCTTTTTGAGAGTATGATATCATATACTTCTTCATAGTCTTTAGTATATTATCTGTGCCTTTAGAGTAATCATTGATAGGAAATCCATTTATAATTTTCTTTGTAACAGTAACATAGTTGTTTGCAAACTGATAAAAGTTTTTACAGTAGGCAAAAGGATTAGATGGAATGCCAGATACTTGATGATACATTTGACTATATGATTCTGGTGTTGGTGTTCCTGATAACAGAATAACTCTTGGGTGATGAATATCAATCAGTCTTTTAATTTGTTTACTTCTTTTGTTTTGTTTTGGATATGCTCCAATGGTATGAGCTTCATCAATAATTATAAAATCATATATCATATCATGAGATACTTTGTGCAGTGATTCGTAATTAATTACATCCAGTTTAAACGGTGCCTCTAACAAACTCATATCATGAAGTATACTTGATATCGCTTTCTTCTTGGTAACAAACAAAACGTTCGTTGCGTTTAAACGTTGGCATATACTTAAGCTTGTTAATGTTTTACCTGTCCTTACTTCCATTGCCAGATAGACAAACCCGTACCGTGTTACAAGCTCAGCACCCTGTGTTACAATTTGTTTTTGATATGGTCTAAGTTTTATCATCAGAATGGAAAGTCTTGTTGTTCATCGAGCTCAGATTTATGTCTGAATCTAATCCACCTGGCGTGCATATCTCTACCTTCTTCAGGTGCACAACCATAATGATATAAAGAGAATGCAACCAGCCACTTAGAAAATCTAACCCTGGATACACTCATCTTAGACTTCGGTGCAAAGTCTGGATTGTCTTCTACAAAGTCAGTATACAATTCATTCTTAGGAATCTTACCTCCAACCTTAAGCTTATCATGTATTGGATTGTCACCAATAACACCACACCACTCAATAAACTCATGGCAAGTTTCAGCTGAAAGTTTTCTAATTTTAAGGTTGACAAATTCACTCTTCATCAATCCTTTCTCTAAATATAATTGTAAACATTGAATCATATAGTTATCAAACTGACACCACTCCTCATCATTCCAATCCCCAAACATAAGTTTACCAAACTCTTCAAGCGGAGTGTAATCTTTATTATAGTGGTGAGCTAACTCCAGCTCCCACTTACGTCTTTCAAATGATGTACCTTTACCTTTAATAGCATAGTTAGTTGTAATAGTTATCTTCGGTGACTTAGCAAATGGTATCTTGATTGCGTCTTTGTTTTTCTTTTCTAATGTTAAACCCTCTGTTACTACTGAAAACAATCTTTCAAAATCAAAATGTTTTTTAACATCATCAAAGCAAAGCACCTGAGTATCAGCACTTACCAGCTGGTATGCAAACGAACGTTCAAAGTTAAATGACTTACCGTCAATGACTACAACTTTTTTCATGTGGCTAAGTCCGTTTACCCACAGACCCTTACCGCTACCACCTTCAGGATTATCTGAAATCATTTCATCATTTAATATAACAGCAGGACAATATGCCAGGTTCTTCCAACCATGAAGCATGTAGCCAATCGTAGAGCGCATACTGTTTACACGCTGTGCGTTATTACCACAAATGTTTTGGATAAACTTTTGATAATCACAATCAATGCTTTCACATAAAGCAAAGTCTCTATCAATAACATGGTCTTTCCAAACATAACCACCAAGGTCTAAGTAATCTATCTGTTTGATGTTGTTATATGTAATCTCAACAGCTCCGTTTCTATAATATAAATAAGACGTTTCTTTTTTATCTTCAATAAAGTATACATCAATAGATGAAAGCAATGTCAAGAACTCTTCACGAAAGTATCTTGTATGTTCAGCAAAGTAATTGTATACTGAGATATCATCTATCTCTAAAAGATAATTAAGTATGTAATCTTTTATTTCTTTTTCTGATGTATGGTCTATCAAGTTGTTAGTTACTTTTACGAAGACGTAGTTCTTGGAACCTTCAGGGCAAAACTTATAAAACCCATTCTCTTCTAAAAAGTTTTTAAAAGATATGTGTACAATTTTTATAACCCCTTTCTCATTCTTGGTCCAGAACTGATGGTTGCTTTGCTCTTCTTCTAATCTATTAATAACATTCTCAACAAGGTTAGGGTCGAGCTCTGTTAACTGAGTTCTTAATTCTTTTTTTGACACACCTCTTTTAAGCTTATGCTTAATCATGTTTACTTTCTCATCATCTTCATAATACTTTGTTCCAAAGTTTTGAATCTGTGCATAAGCAGAGTCAACAGTTCTTTTTATTTCAGAGCGTTTAAACGTTGTGGTTTCAAATCCACCGAGAACATACTCAGCCAGAGTTTTTGTAACACCATAATCATTAAATGCTGCTGCTAAAACATAAGCGTTATTGTTTCTTTGTCCCTCGCTCATTGGGTATTTCTTTTGCCACCACTTTACAAGTATCTCTACTATTTTATTTTCGTCAGTAATTGGTATAGTCTGCAGGTCAACATTCTTTATGACCTCAGTATATTCTTTTTCTTCTTGTTTGTCCCACACACTTGCGTTCTCATTGATATGTATAAGCGGGTCGTAGCTTTCATAACAAACACGTGATACATTCTTACAAGTTTTATCGAACTGTGGTGAGTTAAAATGTTTTTCTAAACTATTAAAGTAACTTACATGATTGTCAGGCAGGGGTGGTATCTTTACTATCGCTTTCAATCCTTTACCAGACGGTGATATAAATACTGAATAAACATATTTGTTTTTAGAAAGTCTTTCTTTTTCTTGCAACAAATCTCTTTGTGAATCGTAACCGTCAAAGTCTAAACAAATCAAACCACTATGTTGGCTAAGTGATTTATCATTACGCTTTGTAAACTTACCGCTGAAACAAATAGCGGGCAGCTTTTGTTTTAATGTGTTTACTTTTTCCTTATCCTTTTCTTCTCTAATTCTTTTAACTAAATCTTTAGAAGCTCCTTCTTTTATTCTATTTAAAATAACTAAAGCACCCCTATAAAAAGGTTGAGATGTAACTTTTATGTCTTTAAATATTGTTATTTCCATTCAATTATATTCTATTTTTTATGACGAGAATGACAAAGTAAAGTAATAAAATAGATATAGATAAATATAAAATCAAAATTATTCTGTCAATCGTTTTGTTTAATTTGAGTTTGTCATAATCAACATAAAGAAGGGGGGATAAACCAAACTCACAAAAGCCCCCCTAAATTATGCTGCGCCTTTCGGCTTCCAAAATTTTTAGAATCCCAAGTCGTCACTGTCGTTCTGAGGTTCAGGCTTCCAAGTGTTCACTTCAACAGAGTGAGTCTTACCGTATTCGTCAGTCTCTTTTTTCTTGTTGACTTTGAGTTTAGTGTACCACTTACCTTCGTACTCGAACCTATGTTCTTGTGGAATCTTTGATAAGCAAACAGTAATCTCTACAAGATTGCCATCAAACTTTTCAACACCACTTCCACAATATAACTTTTCGTTCTTAACTTCTGTACTCATATTATTTAATTTTAATATTACGCTCCAAAATATTAACAGCATTTAGAATGGTTGTTTCCCTTTCCTCTTTGCTCATGTAGATAGTTGGAACTTCTATCCACAATTTTTTATCATCAGTTTTATACCTCCGTTTAAACGACCTATAGAACTTCTGTATATATGTAATCATTGATGTCGCAAGGCGCATCACTACTAAAAAATTTCTCATAAACTTTAATTGCTTTTTTAACATTGTCTTCCCCTTTGTCTATAAACTCTTGACTCGTAGGAAAAACTTTTAATAATCCATCGTTCTTACCTATAGCTACAAAGACAAACGGTTTACCAAACAACTGTTGGTATATGTAGGCTTGTGAATTGTAGCAATAAGCAGAACAAGAATGTCTAAACTTGAATATATCAGAGCTGGTTTTCAAATCCACGACAGCTCCGTCTGGATAATCCATAATAAAAGTCTGACCATCGTGCTCAATCTCCAGCTCAAATGGTTCATGAACCAATACATCACACTTACCTTTGAACATGTGACCATGTATTTCTTTTATGTTAGGTACTTCATACTCAGTCTTATCACCATACACCAAATCAAACACGGTCCAGTTGCTTAACATCTTATCTACCAAGTTATCTAAAGCGTCCTTTTCTTTTGTTAAAAGCACATCGTATTGGTCAAGCTGTTGCTCAATCTTATACTGTTTAAACGCATTGGTAGTTCTTGATGAGGCATTGAATACTGGTATCGTGTCTATCTTTTCTGGCTCCAGAATTTTTGTATGAAAGTATCTTCCTTGTAATAAAGGTAAAGTCTTTTCTGATTTATTAAAGTCAGTAGGCTTGTAAAGTAATTGTCTGATATTAGAAGCAGATAAAAACTGCTTACCAAACTTACCATAATACTCTGAATCCTTTTGTAGTTTCTTAAGTATCTTACTTCTTTCCATTAATAGCTTTCTTGAGTTTAGTTTTAATGGCAGGAGTTACCTTATACTTTGTTGACAGCTGTGCCACAATGTAATCCAAACCTTTATCTTTATTCTTAGCTACGTACATCAAGACCTTGTCCCACTTGTCTGTAGTTAATTCAAAGGTTTGCTCCTTTTGAACAGGTTTATCTTTCGCCTCGTTTAAACGACCTGTGTCTTCCCCTATCCACAACGATAAACCAAGTCCGTGCATTGCAATAGCTTTAGCAGTAGCTCTTTGTATTGCATTGTTTACATCAAATGAAGTTATCTTTGTTAAAGGTATAGAACGATTAGCGTTATCTAACACTGGCAGATAATCAATGTGTTCAATATCATTAATAACTATTCCAACTTTTACATTAGCAAACTTACCGTCTGTGAAATAAGGCATGCCCATTTCATTTTCATAAACGATTCTGTTTGCAGTTGGATACTCTTGCTTAACGTAATGCCAAGCCCAAGCCCAAGACAAGTAGTCATACCTGCCTTTCTTTTCAACCTTATCGGCTACTGAGATTGCACTCAGATTTTTATAAACATTTTCCATATTATAATTTATTAAGTTCTGTTTTTAAATTTGTATACTTATTAAGTAACGTTTCCCTGCGGTTCTTTAAGTTCTGAATATGCTTATCGTTCTTACGAGTATTCAATTCAGTCTTAATTCTTGACTCAATTATAGACAGCTTATGCAAGCAGTTGCTCATGCTAACTTGCGTACAACCCTTACGCCAGCCGTCTCTATAAAAGAAATCATACTCTTCATCGGAACACTCTTTAAAATAGTCACCGCCTTTTCCCATGTTGAGTATTTGTATACCGTCATCAAACTGTTGTATCTTCACACCCCTACCAATAACGCTTACACCTTTCGGTAAAACATTCTTAATACTTTTCGGGTCTTCCAAAGCTTGAATCATGATATCTTTGCGTTTAAACATGCTATACTTTTAAATTCTGCAGCTCGATTAACTCAACGATAGCCTTGTAGTCTTCATCTTCTTCAACCATTTTCTTAGCTTTCTTATAGCCATGAATGATAGTGGAATGAAAAACATCGCAGCCATGCTCTGCCATATACCTTTGTATATAAGAAACTCTAATAGGTCTTTCCATACATAAGTAATAAAGCATTTGTCTGGCGTCAACCAAGTCTCTTCGTTTATCTTTATTAAACATCTCATCTAATTCAAGATGAAATTGTTTAGCTACTGCGTTTGCATACGCTTCAAATATATTACCTTTCATTATTTAAATTCTTTTAATTTTTGATTCTTTCCTTCAATCAAGATATCCTTGATTTTATTTTCTTCTTTCTTTACTTGCACCTTATATAATATAAGATAACCAATTAAGTCTTGAACCGTATCTTCAGTGAGGTCGTTTAAACCCTTCTGCTTTATCCTGCTAAGCTTGTCATCAATACGTGCAAGCAATCCTTCTTTTGGAGATAGCTTACTAAAAATTTGTGGTGGATTATTAGCCGTGTCACCATAGGCTTTGTTCTTTTCAAGTAGCAGAAGGACAACCTCCTTACCAACCTGTTTAATTAAGTCTTCAGTTTTAACCATAAATAATTTTTAATATTTCATATAATAAAAAAGCGAAGAAGCAAACAGCACAAAGACCAATAAGAAATTCCATGAATCTATATTGTCCTTCACGCTGTTTAAACGACCTACCTTGTCTATATCTTTTATCTTCTTCTGTCATATAAACAAGGGTGGTTCTTCATCGTTCTTACCCCAAGGAATAGGAGGAAGCTCTGGCTTAGGCTTAGGCTTCTCTTCTTTATCTTCTTCCTTGTCGATAGGAAACAAACTGTTAAGAAATTTATCAAACACTTTGTCCTGATATTTAAATTCGTTATTTAATTTCGCCATTTAATTTAATTTTAATTGTTGCAAATTTATACAATCTATTTATATTTTCCAAACAATTTGCAAACAAATTAATACCAAGGTTTATTCTCAATCGCATACTCTCTAACGTCCGTGTGTACAGAATCATCTACATAATCCCAATAGAAATCCGTGATATCCTGACCGTTAAGCCATACTCCTTTTATAGTTAAGTCGTCTTCAGGGGGTTGATAGTAGTCACCATTATCCCAGTAATAAGAAAAGTCTATATGTAATGTATAGGTTTCTTCTTCTTTCACGTAGGTTCCTTGATACTTACTCATAGTTGTAGTGGCTGTACGTTTAAACGATGTATAATCTCATGCTCTATCTCATCGTATTGTTTGTTAAAAAATTCTTGAGCGTCCTCAGTGTATTCCAAAGTGTCTGAATCATTATCTGCATAAGTCATGTGACCAAACTTCGCTTCGGTAACTCTGTTTGCAAGGTGACATATTACAGAAATAAAATCTGAATTGTCTACCACCCGCTCGTTTAAACGGACTTCAATATCATAGTCATCACGGAGCCCTGCAATAAGGTGAACCGTATACATGTTTTCGTGGACGTGGTCTAAGAGTTCTTGTATCTGACTTAAGTCATCAGAAGCTACCCAGCCTTTGCCCCACAGCATGTTAGCCACATTAGATAGTTCATTGTATCCAACAAAATGATACGTGCTCATGTATCGTTGGTCTAAGTCTATACTAATATAGTGTTCGCTTTTGTTTTTCATTTTTGCTTTTGCCATATAATAAAGTTTTAAAGGTTATAAAAATATTCTGTTTCGTCACGGTGTTTAAACGCAATCTCTTGTGCTTCAAGTCGTTGGTCTGGGTGGACGCAAATGAATTTGATTTTCATAAAACAATTTGATGAATCACCCCACACACAACGGTACTTAATCTTTGCTTGTCTTAGTTTCTTGCAGAAGCTATCGACTTCACTCGTTGCAGTCTCATGCCATTGGTCTGTAAAGTTACAACCACCAACAGCATTGACTGGCTCCAACCATGAACGCCACCCGTCCAGTCTGAAGACTTTTGTTTTTGTAGTATTAATATGCACTGGCTTGTCTTTTTTGATTATCCTCATAGCTACATGAAGACCAGAAACAGTCATCATGAAAGCCATTGGTTAAATTATGATAGTATCTCTTCAGCTTTTCATTCAGCTTGTTTAAACGGTCTATGCTTTTCCAGTCTGGAACATTGCAATCACCGTCAACTCTTCCCAGCAAACCACCACCAAGATAGTTTTGATATGCCGTCATCTTTCCATTTGGGTAGCCCCACTTTTTTAAGTCTATCTCAATGCCGCCACCACGTGGGCTTACCTCTTTGCGGATTATAGACTGTTCTATTCTCTTTACTCTCATAGCCATACGTGTGCTGATTTGATTTTATTTGGGTGTACCTCCCTTTCAATTATCTCTGTGCTTACGCCTTGAACTGATGAGTCTTTAAGCTTATAGCATTTAGTTAGCTGAATAAACTCTACGATTTTGCCCTGACGTTTAGTCGAGCTTAGGTGTTCAATAGCTTCTTTTAAAGTATCAAAAGACTTAGTCTTTTTGTTTGGGTTCTGCCATGTGTTGGCATGGGTCAATGCTTTACCTTTCCCATTATGTATTTCATAATGGTCAACGTCTTCAATGATTGTCCCGTAAATAATATTCTGTTCCATACGAATTTGATTTAATTATGCGTGGCGTTTAAACGGGTGCCACACTTTACCCTTTTAGTAATGGGTGGGGGACTCGAACCCCCACTGAAGCCTACTCACTATCGTTCGAGCAACTAATATTTCTATTAGAACCGCTGTACTAATCTCGTGAGGTCTTCAACCCACCAACGGACTGCACAAAATTCATACACAAAACAACAGTCCGTTTAAACGTCTTTACAATCTATCCATGAAGTCTTGTGCTAACTCCATTGGATTTGTAACATCTTCAAGTGCCCAGAACTCGATGAACTTTTCAGCGTCTTCATACACGCCTTCAAATATTTGTTCATCGGTTCGCCAACGTTTACGCTGGCCTTCACTCATGGTTTTGACTTTACCATTTTCTAAAAAATTAAATCGACTAAAGCTTGTCGCTCCGTAATTAAAGAACACGTCTGATATACTGAACGTTGGGCTCGTCTGTAATAATTTTGTTTTAGTTTCACTTAATTTTCCAAACATAATTTTTAATTTTAAGATTCGTGTGCAATATACAAAATGTTTTTTAATTGTGCAAGTTTTGTACATTAAAATTTATTTTTATTTGCTCACCTTGTTTAAACGCACGCGACTTTTTTTCTGCAATGAGCCTGTTTAAACGCCTTTGCTCTCTTGCCTTATAAACCGCGTGCATTATTTGTCTTTCAATTCTGTGCATTAGTTACGTCTTACAGTGTAGTCTTCATTGATGAGATGAAATACATCATTCCATACTTCAGACGGAACGTCAGCTTCCTTCATACAATCGTCTATCCCTGCAAACAATCCGTCAACTGCTTTATCGTCAATCCCTCTTTGTTCGACTTGTTCGTACCAGTGAAATGCTTGCTCCTCTGTACTCCATTCTTCGAAAGGAACGCCTGCTTCTTCTTCGGCTTGTAAAATGTGATTTGGTTTTTCCATAATATAAATTTTAAATTAATAACTCCTGCACCGCGTTTAAACGGTGCAACGCTTTGAGCTTAGTGTTCTGTTTATAGTCGCTCAATCGACTTACTCATCGTCCCATTCATACTGGTTGTACTCACTGTATTCAACATCTTCCCAATCGCCCAGAGTTGTCTCTTTCTTTCTGCAGTTGTTTAAATCATTAAGTAAATCAATAAAATGACCGATAGCCATGGTGTAATTTACAATGCGTTTAAACGACCCCTCTTTCAGCATGTTCTCTGCCTCTTGCCACATATCATATTCACATTGATACAGTTCTGAAGGGTCGCCCCATTCTGAATCCGCGCTGTGTAGCCAATAGATATCATTACCTTGAGCGTCTGACTCTCTATCAATTACAAGAGTGTCTGAATCAGTGTGATAACCGCTTGAACCAGCGTAATAATTATTGTAGAGACAATAGTCATTCTCTCTATCGCCTAATATCTCCCATTGCCACGGGCCATCGTCTGTATCAGTTAATACTGCAACGTTTAAACTGCTACTGTCTTCACAGTTCCAACCGTTTTTTGTTCCGTAAATTTTTAATTCTTTTATTCTCATGAGTTTTGAATTTTAGTTAATCTCTCTAATTTGTCTGAGTCGTTTAAACGGTCCCAGTCTGAGGGTGGTTCCCAATTTGGAATCTTGCTCCTCATTGTAGCAAATACAATCCTTTCTTTATACTTGACCGCTTGAGCTGTATCCTCCTTTTTATCATTCATTAAATCCCCCATTAATAGGAAAGCTTTCATTGAATTTAATATAGGGTCTGGCTCACCTTCACCGCTTTTAATAGCAAGTTTTAAATCAATAAGGTCTTGACCAAAGAAACCGCCAAGCTCACAAGTTTTAAAGTAGTTGTGAAGCGTTAATTTTCTCGCATCGTTTAAACGCTTCCAGTCACTGAATACATGTTTTCTGACAAGCTTCTTGTGGTGCTCAATCTCTTCATCAACAACCCTCAGCATTGAGGTTTTGTATCTGTAATCCTCCCAAGTTCTGTTGTTCCAATGTACAGACGCTTTGCCTATCTCAACGCCATTAAAAAGAAGAGTTGAATCATGGCTGAAGCCGTTACGCCTGTTACGGCTTTCGTTTTTAATTTCAAAGTTTTTAAATTTCATATAGTATAAATTTTAGTTAAACAACGGACAACGTTTAAACGCTGTCCCGCTTTGGGCCTAATGCTCTTTTTATTGTCGCCCAAACGACTCTTTAAATTCTTGCAACCATAACCAGCCTAACATGTACAATAGAAAGCCTTGAAAGGCTAACAGTAGACCGAACACAAGCAACGCAATAAGCCCGTCAATTTGTGTGGCTACATGGAACATCATTCGCAGTGCTGAAATCCCAACGAATAACGCACAAAGGCCAAGGATAATTGTTTGAATCTGTTTTGATATTTTATTTTCCATATTATTAGTATTAAATTAAACTCCGTTTAAACGTCCTCCCTCCCAAACTCAGGGTTTGGCTTGTCACCGTCCAGCCCCGCGGTTAAAACTCCGTAAATCACTTTGTCAAATAACTCGTTATAAATTGGCGTGTATTTGTCAAACTTTTCGTAATCCCCATAATGCAGGTAATCCGTCAAGAAATTTTCCAGCCTTTGGACTTCTCTGCCCGCGTCTGCATGCGCGTAAATGAAATTAATCATTCTTTTGTAGTAAGGCTTTATAAAAATTTCTGTGTCGCTTGTAGGGTTGCCGTAATCGTCACAATCCCATGAATCGTAATCCTGAACGTTACAATTTCCGTTATTATAAAAATCATAACTTAGACGGCCAATCGCTCTTATTAATTCACCGTGTACAGTTGGCGCGTCACCGCTTGAAGGTACCAGCTTTTTATTTAGCTTTTTGTACTCTTCAGAATAGGCACCAGTACCAGCCCAATAGCTACAGCCTTTAGGCGTGGTTTTCATTTGTGGTTTTTCAATAGTATTTTTCATATAGTATAAATTTTGATTAAACAACCTGAGCCGTTTAAACGGCTCAACGCTTAGGGCTTAATGTACTATTTCAAGTCGCCCTAACGACCCCAAACCTTTGACGAATTGTCGCCATTCTTTGCGCGTTAGTTTAGCGCGCTTGCGTGCTTTCGTTTGTCTGTTTGGCTTTGAGATTTTTAATATCATAGTGTATAAATTTTAATTAATAAAAGGGGCGCGTTTAAACGCCCCGTGATTTTTACTCATCGCGTTCATTGTCCATGTGACCACCGCAACCCGTAGGGCATTCAATGTGGTCCTCAAGCTTGTTGATATTCATTCTTGACGTCCTGAAACTGAACCCGCAACAATTACAGCTGACCTTCAAATTTCTGACCCCGTCTTTACGTCCGCCCGTCATAACCTTAGCATGAGGGAACAAGCCTAACGGCTTTATAACGTTAGCTTTTAGATAATCTTCAAGCCATTCTGTTTCAGTTGTCGCGGTCATTTTACCCGTCAACCCTACAGCTGTGGCGCAACGTTTAAACGGTGCCCCGTGACCGCTTGCGCAATCATCAACGGCATGTACTAACTCATGAACAAGAACGCCTAAAATTCGAAGCGTACCCTTCAATGTTGAGCCGTCTAAATATGGGGTGATATTTACTTGATTAATTCCGCTATCGCAAAGACCTGTTGGAAAGCATTGCCCCAATACCTTGACGCCTTGCCCGTATTTGGTTCTGTTTCCTCTGGTTGCCCACGATACAGATAATTGAACTTTTGGGACTTTGTATCCCTTCTGTTTAAACAGCCCCTTTCTTAGTATATCCGTAGCGTTTTCTAAGTAGGTCTCTCTGTTAGATTTTGACTTTTTATGTCTCATAATTGTATAAATTTTGTGTTAAACTTGTACAAATATAGTAAATATTTCGTTTATACAAACTATTTATTTAAAAAGATTTGTAAAAATATTATCATGCACCTGCTGATTTGGTTGTAACTTGCTGACTTTCAGTGACTTAACCTGTTGATAACTTTATCTTTTTTTTTATGATTTGTTTTGTCTTTTGATTTATCGGGCGGGCATAACGGGGGAAATCCTTTTATCTCTTCAATCAAAAAACGTCAAACCTTCCCCCGCCCCTCAGCCCGTTTAAACGCTTAGGCCCTAACAACGTTTAAACAATGCGCGCGCTTTTGCGGTCAACCTCGAGCCCGTTTAAACGCACAGCAAAAAGCTAAAAAAATCGAGAAAAAATTTTTAAAATTTGTTTTGACCGACAAAATATTTTGACTTTTTGTTAGGGGGGTGGCAAACGTATAACGGGGTATTACCCTGAACTCCCAGATATCTAATAAAAATTTATTATCTTTGATAAAAATTAAAAGCTATGAGCATAAACAATTACGTAGACGGATTATACATTAAGGATGGTAGGTTAATAAACGACAGGCCTTCATCTGAATCAGGAATAGCAAGAGCAGCTTCTATTAAGAGGTCTGTAAAAAACGATAGAAAGATTAATCAAATTGCTGAAGGTATTCAACTTGCAGAAGATAAGAAGAACTTCAGACAGTTAGAATTTTAAAAAACAAATTTCCCTATTTGTTCTGTTTTGATTTGAGTGAAAGAGAGTTTCTTAATTGAAACTCTTTTTTTTTGTCATACCTATGACAATAATATGACAATATAGTTTTATGTAACTTCTTGATTTTCAATTACTTATTTATTTTATGACGACTATGACGACTTAAATATAAAATTAATATATATAAAATATAATATAAAAAGAAAAATATATATATGTAAATTTGCAGAAAATAATTTGTCATGTTCGTCACAATTTGTATATTTGAAAAGTTCTAATTAAATTAAATAAAATGAATAAGCAAGGTTACATTCCAAAGAATCTGCATTTCGATTCTGAAGGCAGACAGAAACTAATATCAGGAATTGAAAAAATTTCCAACGCAGTTAAATCTACATTAGGCCCACGCGGACAAACAGTTATAATAGAAAGCACCGAGCATCTTAGCGGAATGACCATTACTAAAGATGGAGTGACCGTGGCTCGTAGTATTTATTTAGACGACCCTGTAGAAAATATAGCAATACAAATTATGAAAGACGCTTCCAATCGTACAGCTAACTCAGCTGGTGATGGAACAACTACAGCAATCGTATTGGCAGAAGCCTTTGTCAAGGCAGGTCTTAAGTATATGATACCAAATAATAATACCACACAAGTGGTCAGACATATTAATAACATTGTCAAAGACATTGTAAAGTATTTAGAAAAAAATTCAAAGAAGATAACTAATAGTAGTCTATTAGATGTCGCTAAGATATCAGCCAATAATGATGCAGAGATAGGTAAGTTAATATTCGATGCTTATCAAAAAGTTGGAAAGGACGGAATCGTTACTGTTGAGCGTTCTCAAAACCATGAGACTTTCGCTGAAGTAACTAACGGTATCAAAGTAGACAGAGGATATTCATCTAACCTGTTCATCAATAATCAAAAGAAGGACGAGTGTATATTAGAAAATGTAAGGGTCCTTGTGTGTGACCAAGACATTAATAACATACTTCAAATAGAAAGTGTGTTGAAACCTATCATTCAAAAAAGCGAGACCTTGCTTATCATCGCTGATTGCGGAACGAATGTGGTAAATACACTTGCAGCAAATGTCGTAAGAAACGGTTTGAAGCTGTGTAATATACCGACTCCTTCCTTTGGTTATAAAAAACATGAGCTGATGCAAGACATAGCTTTGACATTAGGAGCTAAGTATCTGTCAGAAAAAACTGGTGACGATTTATCTACATTATCAGAAGCTGACTTAGGAAGAGCTGATAAAATTATTGTAGGTAAATCAAACTCTGTTCTCATTACTAACAATGAACCAAGTGAAGAATTGAAAATGAGAATAGCTGAACTACGTGTTCAAAAAGAAAATACTGAGACACCACAAGAAAGAAAGTTTATAGATGAAAGAATAGCCAGCTTAGCTGGAGCTATCGGGTGTATCTACGTTGGTGGTAACTCAGATGTAGAACAAAAAGAAAAATTTGACCGAGTCGATGACTCGGTATGTGCAGTGCGTTCCGCACTGGAAGAAGGGATTGTTGCTGGAGCTGGACTTGCATTATACAATGCTTCAAAAACTATTGTAAGTCATGATAAAGATGCTGACTATAATACAGCATGTAATATTGTTAGAGAAGCTATAGTTCAACCACTAATACAAATATTAGAAAACGCAGGCATCAATCCTGAAAATATATTATCAGAAATAAATGATAAGAAAAAAAATTACGGCTTTGACGTAAAGAATGAAAAGTTTGGAGATTTATTTAAGCTGGGTGTTATTGACCCGTTGAAAGTTACAAAGAACGCTTTAATAAATTCAAGTAGTGTGGCAGCAACAATATTATCAACCAATGCAATCGTAACCCATGCCAGAGTCAAAGAATCATAATAGAAAACATTTTGGAGTGAAACCAAGAAAAAGTCTTGAGGGTTATCCATTAAAACAAATTTCAAAAAATTCATCCATTAGGTTTATAGCTGAATACAAACAAAAAGTATTCTTAGAAAAACTATTTAAAAAAAATACAATCGACTTCAATAATTATTTTAAAGATAGTCGAAGAATAGAGAAGGGAAAAAGATTTAAATTAATAGAAACTGAAAATCATTATTATGGCAATATATAATTATCTATTTGAAATTGCGAGAGAAGAAAGAAAGAAAGAAGAAGAAGCTATAAAGTTTTTGCAAAGCAAAGGCTATGTAATTTCAAACAAGAAACAAACTTACGCAAGTAAGAAAAAAAAATATGCAAGCAGTAAATAAGTATATAGTTATAAAAAAAATAAACGAAGAGTACAAAACAAAATCTGGACTCTTACTATCTAACGAGGACATGTCTTCGCTTAGGTATCACAAAGCTTTAGTTGTAAATCCTGGAACTAATGTTGAAACAGTAAAAAAGAATGATGTAATATTATTTGATAAAGCTGCGGGACATTCTATGGTTATAGACGACAATACATATACAGTGATAGAAGAAAGAGATGTAGTAGTAGTACTATAGTCTATTTTCTTGGTTTATTTTTTTCATATAATTTCTGTATACCTTATCTCTATACTTGACGTCATGTTTAAACACTGGGTTGTTTACTGAGTTCTCAGGAATATCTTCACCATTCAACTTAGCATAAACATTACTTATCATTCGTTTGGCCTGAAACGTAAGCTCGTATAAAGCAGCTTCGTTTCCCTTTTTAGGTCTCCACTTATGTATCCAACCCCTTTTAATTAAATCATAAAACCTATTGGTGTTCCAAGACATCAACTCATTGTATTCTTCAAACTTGGTTTTGGTAAATAGATGTTCGCTATATAAAAACAACATGAGCTCTAAGTCACCCGTTGTTATATCATATTTACGTTTAGCCCAGTATTTAATTACTTTCCAGTATTTTAAATAATCATGTTCAGGCTGCTTACGTGTAGTGTTTCGTACGATGATAGGCATAAATTATATTAGATTAAATTATTTATCTTTGTTACAAAGATATAATAAAATCAAATGGCTCGTAAAAATGTAAGTACCTATGTATTTCGTTCTCGTAAAAAAAGACCAGGAGTGCATTCAAAGAACAGACATACGAACCAGAAGAACGGAAAGTATTATACAGGAACTAAATATAAAGGCCAAGGAAGATGAGTAAATTGTCAATAAAAAAACCAAAGAAGGGAAGTAAAATTTGTCCAGCAGGAATAGCTTGGGCTAAAAGAACTTTTGATAAATACCCGTCTGCGTATGCAAACATGGCGGCAAGTAAATATTGTAAAGACCCAAATTACGCTAAGGGTAAAAAGAAAAAGAAATAGTTATGGCAGACGATTTAAAATGTAAATTAAAAATATTGGGTCCAGACCCAAATAACCCAAAAAGACCTGCAAGGTTTTCTGGTGACCCATCAAAAAGGAAAGCACAGAAAATGAAATTAGCTGCTTGCAGAAGCGGTAAAAGACAAGACTTCAAGAATAAAATTCTTGATAAAGGAAAAGATTTAGTAAACAAAGTTGAAAGTAAAATTAAAAAATCATGATGAAAAAACCTATGCTTAATGCCATACAGAAAGTTAAAATGTCCATGGCAATGAAATCGAAAAATCCCAAGATGAATCCTGGGTTTGACTCTTTACCAAAAGAAGTTCAAAATAAAATTATGAAAAAGAAAGCAAAGCTTTCTATGAAAAAGAAACCTAAGATGGCTATGAAGAAACCTAAAATGGGTGGAATGAAAAAAACTATGATGGCTATGAAAACCAAGGAGCCAAAGATGGCTATGAAAAAGCCAGCCATGATGGGTATGAAAAAGCCAGCTTCTACAAAAAGAGGTAATAAAATTAAAACCTATAATATAAGTGGCTTTGTATCTAAACATACAGGATTAAAGCCTGGTAGCTATGAAAAAGCTGTAATTATGAATGGCGTGAGAAATGCAGCACCGTCTCGTAGAAAAAAGATTATGGAACTTTTAAAAAGCAATGCTGGTACAGCTGATATGTTTAAAACAACCAAGCCTAAGATGTCAATGAAGAAGCCAATGCTGTCTAAGTCTAAAAAGAAATCTATGTCTAAAGAGCTGAAAAAAGGTAGTAAGGAAAGTAAAAAGGTATTACAAGGTTATTTTGGTCCTGGAAAAAAACCTAAGATGGCAATGAAGAAGAAGCCTAAAATGGCAATGAAGAAAGCTAAAGCAAGTCAAACAGCTGGAGCTATAATGAAAAGAGAAAGAATGATGAACTAATGGCTTTTAAGTTAAAAACATTAGGTCAGGTATTAGATTTTAGTGACAAGTATTCGACAGGCGATTATATCGTAAAAGAAAAGAAACTTGGCAAATACACTTTGGGTGAAATAAATCCAAACGGTGTAATTGACATTGAAAAAGATATGTCACCTGCTTTAAAAAGAAAAGCTGTAAAACACGAGGTAGACCATTTGTATCAAATGAGAAGAGGAGAAATGAGGTTTGACCATAATAATTATTATTACAAACCCACACCTTATTCACCAATACAAGTTATACCTTCAAGTAAAATAGACCCTCACGATAGAAGTCTACCGTGGGAGCAAGATGCACATAAATAATGGGAGAACTAAAAAAATGGAGAGAGCAAAACTGGGTACGCATAGGTCGTGATGGAAAAATCAAAGGACCCTGTGGCACTTCCAAGAATAAAAAAAATCCTGACAGATGTTTGCCACTTGCAAAAGCAAGGTCTTTATCTAAAAGACAATTAGCTAAAACAGCTCGAAAGAAAAAAGCTGCAGGTAGAAAAGGAAAACAATTTGTTTCTAACACCCCAGCTGCAAAAGTAAGAAACTCGTAATGGCAAAGAATATAGCAAGAACTACAGGCAAGGGAGGTAACTTCCGAAAAGCTTCAGCTGGTGCAGGCATGACTGAGAAAGGTGTGGCTGCATATCGTAGAGCCAACCCTGGTTCTAAATTAAAAACTGCCGTTACAGAAAAAAAGCCCAGCAAGATGAGGGCTAAAAGAAGAAAGTCTTATTGTTCAAGGTCTCTTGGACAAATGAAAATGCACAACATTAATTGTTCTAAAACTCCCGAGAAAAGAATATGTGCAGCCAGAAGACGCTGGAGATGTTAAAAAAATATATTAGTATATTTGTATTTATATTAATTTAAAAAAAAAGTTATGGCACAAGGTTATAATGCAAGACTCGATGAGTCGTTAGGTGCAAAGCACGGAAAAAAATCTCAGTCTTTTAAAGACAGAAGAGATGAATCAAAAGCTATGTCTAAGAAAATTTATGGACATGCTTATGGTGGAGACCATTCTATGAAATACGAAAAACACTACCCTTCAAGTGTGAAAGGTAAGTTAGGTGGATTGATTAGAAAATAATATGGCTTTTCCACAAATTAAAAAACAAAACCGTGGAAAGTTCACTAAGTGGGCAAAAGCTAACGGTTTCAAAGATGCGTGTAGTGCAGCATCAGCAGTAATGAAGAGTACAAAAAAGTATTCAAAAGAAGTTGTTGAGATGGCAAACTATGCTAATAACTTTGGATGTAAAAGAAAATAAAATTAAATCTATGGCTAAAGCAAAAAAGAAAGCTGCTCCAAAAAAAGAAGTGGCTAAAAAAAAAGTAGTAAAAACTAAAGTTGAAGGTAAGCCCGAGGAAGTAGTGGCAACAAGCAAACATGTTGAAGTTCCCTACATTCCAAGAAAAATTGACAGACTGCCTGCAGACTTAAATAAATTAAAAAAGTAAATGGGAAAATTATTAGTAAAAT